ATGGATTGCTTCAGAGATTAAGCGTGACCCAAGCTTCAATGAAGATTTGGATTTTTATGACATTGATGGAGTATCATTATATGGTAGCTTATAAAGATTTAGATACTGGTTTGCAAGAGTATGTGGCGCACCTACAGGCAGATTATGATAGTAAAGGTGGCAACCAGTTCATAGAGTTTTATTATGAGCGTGGTCGTAAATATGCTCATGTCATTATGAAGCATATTGGCCAGTTTAGTATTGGTCAACGCAGTTCACATTCTTGGATTATGCTTGATAATGACAAACAGTTTAAGCAAGGTGAAATTCTAAAGTCAGCAAGTTGGAAAGCACCTGCTCGTAACTTTGGTCGTGGCAATGTATTAACTGGTGAATTTAAACATATTAGATGGGCGGGTGTATGAGTGATTTTGATGATATGAATGTTGAAGAATTACAATCGTATTTCTCTGATTTTCATAAAGATTATTATGGTTTTCGTCCTCGTTTTGCAACACCAGAACAATGGCGTAACCGTGATTGGTTGATTGAAAGTATTAATGGCATACATGATGCTTTTGATGCTATGAAGAAAACACCAGAAGGCCGTGCTCAGTTGCGTGCTGAAGGTTGGGTTATTGAAGAAAGTGAGATTGTATAATGGGTACTAGGTCATTAACATTTGTATATGAAGAATATAATCATGTGCAGAAACCAGTTTGCAATATGTACCGACAATATGATGGTTATCCAACCGGTCATGGTGCTGAGTTGGCAGAGTTTTTGAGTGGTGGTCGTTTAGTAAATGGTTTGATTGAAACCAAAACTGTTGAAGAAGTTGTTTTTAATGGTATGAGTTGTTTAGCAGCATCGATGGTTGCTTATTTCAAGCAAACACCTGGTGGTTTCTACATTTACCCTACTGATATGACCGATTGTGGTCAAGATTATGAATATCACATCTATGATAGTGGTAAAGGTTTGTATATTGAAGTGGTTGATTGTGGTTGTAATATGTTTGGTGTCACCATGAGTGATAAACATGATTTTGTATTCAAAGGCAATCTAAAAGAGTTTACTGAATTTTGTAAAGAAAAGGAATTAGCATGAGTTATGATTCAGATTTTGAAAGAATTTACATGGTTGAATTTCAATCAGGTAGAATTATTCATGTTGGCCAATATACAGTTGAAGATGTAAAAGAATATTGTGCTGATGAGCATGAGGGTGAAGTTATTAAATCCATCTATGAAGAAGTTTATACTAATGATGGTGAAGATGAATAAAAGCAATTATCAAATCGATTGGGAAAGATTGGCAAAGTATAATATTGTGGTCAATACACAGCCAAAAAACCCATTAGATGATGTTGTGAAGAATGATGAGTTGGTTTTATGGATGAAAGAATATCCTGATGCCATGGAAGCCATTAATAAAATAAAGGATAGAAAATGAATTATTATCTTGTTGAATTTATGGATGATTCGGTTCATCCTCAATATGAAGAAGTGTCCGCTATTTCAGCAGAGGAAGCAGTTCATTCAATTAAATTAGGTTGGCCTAACGCCAAGATTTGGAATGTTTGGACTGAAACTGGTGAAAACGACCAATGGAAAGATGATGATGACGGGAGATGTTAATGAGTGATTATACGCCTGATAGATGGCTTGTAGTAAAGATTACAACCGATAAAGAAATGCTATATAAGGTATTTGCTTGTTGGTATGGCGGACTTGGTGGCTCTGATTCGTGGCAATTCAATAGCGGTATTGTTAAAGTTGAATTGGCAGATAACTATTATGAATTTCATGGTCACTCTGGATCGGTATATCGTTGTCATAAGAATTGTTATGGCACCAATGGTTATGGCGGCAGTGTGTTAGCGAACTTTATTGATAAGGCAGATTATAAAATTGAAATACTGCCTGAGAATACAAATTGGAAAGAATTAAAATATGCCCGTGAGGTATAGTACCAACTGGATGGGACCAATTAATAAGCAATGGTATGAAGAGCGAGGCCTTGAGCTTTGGACTTATGCTGCCGGTCGTATTGATTGTCGTGGTGAAGATTTAGGACCATACGGTGATGAAATTGGCTTATCACCAATGCTTGTTGAAGATTGGGGTAGATTTAGTGACTGGTTGAATACCTTTGAGACCGATTTTATGTGGTCATTGGAAGAATTGGTTGAGTTGTATGAAAGAGAAAATCCAAAAATTACTTGGGCTGAAGGATATGAATAATGAGTATTAGTGCATATAAAGAAGTAACAGAGTGGGACAATTCAGAGTTTGTGGTGCCGAACCATACTTACCTATTTGATGGTAAGTCCAATATTTTGGCATATGCGAAGGCGAGCAATAATGAATTGGTGATATTACATAAACCATTACCAATGGATACCCGTAGGCGTAAGTTTATCAAGGTGAAACATGAGGCATTGGACTCATATGGCGCAACGGTGGTGCTTGATGTGCCTAACCTTGAGAATACGCCTCATTGGTCAGTTAAAAGCGATTCAGGCAAGACCTATACGGTCACCTTAGAATCTGGTAAGTATCAATGTAATTGTATCGGGTATGCCTATCGTGGTAAATGTAAGCATTCGGAAAGTGTTGCTTCGGCACAACAGCCAGCAGATATTACTTGACATATAATGTGGTACCTGTATAATGGTTGATTAAATTGGGTAAGCGGTAAAGTTGGAGAGTTACAGCAGACTGTAAATCTGTTGCCTATGGCTGAGTTGGTTCGAATCCATCCTTACCCACCAGTATTTGTTATGTTTAATTGGAGAGTGTATGAAAAAAATTAAACTAAAAACTGCTATTGATGCCATTGTTGATTCAGAAATGACAACAATTCGTAAACTAAAAAAGCGTGACTTACTTGGCTTATGCCGTGATTTACTTGAAGAGCGTTGTTTGGAAATGTCAGACGATGCATTGATTGATTTTTATAATGAGGTGACTAATGAAATTGCCGTATAAAGATATATTTGTTGGTGAAGTTGATGAGTTCATTACTAATCCATTTTCAGGCGAAGGCATTATGCTGACAGCCGAAGAAGTTGCCGTGTATGACACATTAAAAGGTTGTGAGTTGTTTGGTGATTACGATGGTGTAAGAAAAGGCATCAATTGGTTTATTGAGAATAACGCAGAAGCGTATATGGTTTTATTGGATTAATTTTGTTATTATGCACCCATCGTCTAACGGTTAGGACATCGCCCTTTCACGGCGGGAATAAGAGTTCGATTCTCCTTGGGTGTACCATATTTTGAAAGGTAGTTATGAATAAAAATGCAAAGCAGTTTATCGTAGCGTGTGAGCAAGTGTTTGGTAGTGAAACAATTATTACCCGTGACGGCATTACACAGATTTGTAATGAATCTGGTGCACCGTATCCCTATTGGTTGGTTACTAAGGCACAATATCGTTATGACCGTGGTCAATACAAAGTACCACCATCAGGTGAAAAGATTGTAAAGAAATCTGAAACTATTGTAAAGAATCCTGAACCTGAAGTTGAAATGGCATATCAGACCAACACAGCACAAGTGCTAGAGTTTCGTCAGCCAAAACTGATTGATGATTCTGAACCTGCTGTGCCACAAAAATGGCCTGATTATGTACCATTTGGTTTCTACAAAGATATGAAGAATATCATTAGTAGCAAATCATTCTATCCGATATTCGTTACTGGTTTGTCAGGCAACGGCAAGACCTTGATGGTCGAGCAAGTGTGTGCTGAATTAAATAGGGAGTGTATTCGTGTTAATATTTCAGTTGAAACTGATGAGAGCGACCTACTTGGTGGTCCTACCTTGGTCAATGGTAATGTGGTCAATCGTGATGGTCCTGTTCTTATTGCAATGAAGCGTGGCGCAGTATTGTTGATTGACGAAGTAGACCGTGGTTCTAATAAGTTGATGTGTTTGCAAGGCATCATGGAAGGCAAACCACACTACAATAAGAAATCTGGTGAGATGGTATATCCAAAGAATGGCTTTACTATCATCGCAACGGCAAACACCAAAGGTCGTGGTAGTGACGAAGGCAAATATCTGTCCCAAATCCTTGACGATGCTTTCTTAGAAAGATTCCCAATTACGGTAGAACAGGAATATCCTGATGCCAAAACTGAGAAGAAAATTCTATCACCATTGCTTGATGATAAAGATTTTGTTGAGAACCTATGCCAATGGGCTGATGTGGTTCGTAAATCGTACCAAGAAGGTGCTACTGATGAGATTATCTCCACTCGCCGATTGGTACATATTGCCAAGGCATATGGTATCTTTAAAGATAGAATGAAAGCCATTACATTGTGTGTGAATCGTTTTGACGAAGAAACCAAAATGGCATTCTTAGACCTGTATTCTAAGGTCGATAGTTCGGTAGAATCACCTGCTAATACAGCATTCAATTCTACCACAACCGAGGTTGCCAATTAACCACAGATGTGATACCATGGTTAAAATGGTAAGGGTGTTGCCATCCTTCGGGTACCATGAACCCCGTAAAACTCGCAGTCTACTTTTGCTGGTTTTTGACTATAAAATAAAACCAGCTTTTTATTATGTTTAATTTGAAGGAGTATTACAATGGCTTTAACAGTTCGCAAGGGTAAGATTAATCGTCATGAGAAAATCACCCAAGTATTATTAAGTGGCAAACCAGTATCACCTCAGGAAATTGCTGATGTATTCAAAGGCACAAACCAAGAGGCAGTATTGTATCGCCTATCAACCAACATTTACAATATTCGTAAAGACGGTGGTATTGTAAAAGTTATCAAACAAGGCCGTAAAGTTACCGGTTATCAATTGGTTAATAATGACCAGTTCGATGCCAATGGTCGTTTCAAAAGCAATCAACAGTTACAGACCAAAGCATCACCTGTAAAACCTGTTGTAGTCCAACAACCAACAGTAACGGCTTAATAGTTTTATGCCATTGCAGCTCGCTGTGAAGCGCCGTAAGTCGGTGGCACCTTATTAAAGCATATTGTAAGCCATGGGTAATGCAAAGCCTGAGTAACTACCGCAATAGTCTGGTTAATCCGGATGACTCCAGTGAGTGGTAGCAAATAGTGCAGTATGCTTTAATGAGGTGAGGATATAATATGAAAATTGAAATTGAAGTAATTGAAGAAAATGAAGATGGTTCGGCTGATGCTACTATTAACTTTGATAAAGAAGCACTCGCATTGTTGATTCAATGGGGTTTGGTTGCCATGTTAAAAGAATCAGTTAATAATGATTTTTACAATCCAAAGAAAAAGGTAAAAAAATGAGTGATAGATTTGATTTTGAACAACAGATTCAAAAGTGTTGGTTGGTTACTGATGACATCTATGATTTGTCTGAGGCCATTCTCGAGCGTGATTTAAGCCATGACCAGATTACCAATGTATTATTTGGTCTGAAAGAAATCAACGAAATTAGATTCAACAAGTTGTGGGAATTATTTGAAGATGTACATATGTCGTTGGTTCGTGAGAATCGTATGTTGAATGAAGAATGTGCTGCATTGCGAGAGCAATTATTAGAAAAAGAAAAGAAGAAAAAATGAAATACATTGCCAAGCCAAAGTTATTTAATAATACAGGCATGAAAGAATTTGATGATGCTCGTGAGGCAGTCCTATACTTGAACCAGGTGCTGTCTGATAGTGTCGTGAAGCCTGAGTTGGACTATGTGTTCATTGCACCTAAGGCGTCTCCTAAGCAGTTGAAACACGCTATTGAGGAGTATGTTGGTATTGGTAAGTTAATTTGTGTTGCTTAGGAACAACATACCACTTGACACCATCCGTGGTTGTGTTACAATGGTATTTTAGTTGATTAGGAAAATTTATGGATTCTATTTCAAGAAGTGATATTATTTTGATGTTATCAGTAAAAGGTTATTTTACTACTGATTCATTAATGAAGAAGTCCGATGAAGAATTGGATAATTTGTATATTGAATATATTGTATTAGAGGAAGATTATATATGATTAATGTAATTATTGGATTTGTTTTAGGTTTCTTTGTTGCTACAATCGGATTTAGTGGTCTAGCACAAGCATTAGATGAAGGCATTGAAACATTAAAAACTATATCAGTTAAAGTGGATACAGGCAAATGACAAATAAGATTGCCGTAAGAATGAACGGTTATCCGTTTGCTTTCTTTAATACCGAACAAGAAGCAAATAGGTTTGTTGAAATATTTAAAGTTGAACAGGCTATTAAACTGTCGCAACTTGATTATATTGACCATTCCGTTGCTGTATCAGAGTTACATGAAGCAAGAGAAGTAATTAACCATATTATGGAGTTATGATGAAAAAAACATTAGTAGTATTATCTTTGTTATCGTTGACCGCTTGTGGTACAACATACACAATTAAAGGTTATACAGGTCCTGAAGTTATGGGTCGAAATGAAGTTATTAATGCTGCAAGAGAATGTGTTCGTGCCAAGATGCGGCCTACAACCGAATATGTAACACAAAAGGTTGATGGTAGCAAAGTGTTGGTACCCGTTGATGTTCGTTGCGATGCTTATTGAGATTAAACATGGAATTATTTGAGAATTTATCTTCTATTGGTATTACTACCAGAGTATTACAGTTTGCTATTTTGGCAGGCATTATAATCTTTTTGGTCGGTATGTATTGGCGTTTTGTTGTGACTGGCGTAGGCATTTTGTTTTGCGTTACTGTATTTGCCATGTCATCAGGAAATAGTTCTACTGAATCAAAGCCTGCGGTCATTGCACCAGAAGATGTTGTGCCAGCAGAGTTTATTGAAGATTGTATTAAATACAATTTAAATGCAACCAAATCAAGTTGTGAAAATCATTGGCGGGAGAATGGCAATGGCAAAGATTGATGATGGTATGTTAGAACATTTATCTGAAGATATTGATAATGCTTTAATTAAATGGCTGACTACATATGAAGTGCCTGGATTAAATTTAACTGCCGTTATGCTGGCAAGATTAACACACTTGGCCAAACAAGGAAATTATACTGATGATTTTCTTAGATTATTAGAAGCACCTAAAGATATTGTTGAAAACGAAAAAATAAAACCACAGGTACATTAATGAAAATTGCATTAGCCTCAGATATCCATTTAGAATTTGGGGACCTTTTCTTAAAGAATGAGGAAAATGCTGACGTTCTTGTTTTGAGTGGTGATATTTGCACAGCAAAACAATTTAAACACAAGCCAAAAGAAAGAATGATGGTTAAAGATTTCTTTAAGCGGTGTGCATTTCAATTTCCTCATGTTGTGTATATCATGGGTAATCACGAGCACTATAATTTTGATATTGCTAACACCTACGATAGGTTAAAAGCTGAATTGGCCGATTTGCCAAACATTCATTTGCTTGAGAAAGAAACATGGGAACACAATAGTGTGACCTTTGTTGCTGGTACATTATGGACTGATATGAACAAAGATGATCCATTGACCTTGTGGCATTGCGGCAAAGGTATGAGTGATTTTAGTGTGATTACAAATAGTAATCGTATGGTTCAACACAAGAGAAATGTTTACCATGAGAGTGAGCGAAATGAAGATGGCACTTTAATTGTTAAAGCTGTGGATCATTATCAATCGCCGTCTAAGTGGTCAGTAGAAGATTCTGTGGAAGACCATAAGAAAATGTTAGACTTCATTAACATTGTAACACAAGATAAGACAAAATGTTATGTAGCAGTAACACATCATGCGCCATCACCAATTAGTATTGCTGAGTGTTACAAAGGTGATACACTAATGAATGGTGCCTTTGCATCTGATTTATCCGATTTTATTTTAGATAGACCACAGATTAAATTGTGGACTCACGGTCATATGCACAATGTATCGGATTATATGGTTGGTGACACCAGAGTTGTTTGTAATCCAAGAGGTTATGTGAAGCACGAACAAAGAGCAAAAGACTTTGAATTAAAATATATGGAGATTTAAATGAAAGTATACATGAATGGTTATCCAGACACTTGGTTGTCACCATACACCATTATTGACTATGTGTTCTTTTGGACAAATTGGTCAAAGTGTTCACGCAACAAACAAATTATTGCTGATGAAAAATGGATTGACCATCCTGCATGGGTTGAAAAGGTCGTACCACTATTGAATCCATTTTGTAATGCATTACAAAAGGTTCGTGAGGTAATCAGTCCACAAATTCGTTATGTGAAGATTGACCGATACGATACATGGTCAATGGATCATACCTTGGCTTACATCATTCACCCTATGTTAGTTCAATTAAATGAAACTAAACACGGCGCACCTTATACTGATGATGAAGATGTACCAGAACACCTGCGTAGTCATATGGCAGAACCAAAAGAGAATGAATGGGACACCGATAGTTTGCATTTCATGCGTTGGGATTGGATTCTCAATGAAATGATTTGGGCATTTGAACAAGAACTTAAAGACGATGATGAACACCAATTCTTTGACCATTCTGAATGTGGTGATGAAAAATTCCCATGGAATGAAAATGGTCAATATGTAAGTAAAGTTAAAGTAGACCGTGAAGGTTTAGAAGCACATCAAAAGCGTAAAGCAAACGGCTTTAAGTTATTTGGTAGTTATTACAAAAATTTGTGGGACTAATATGATACCTTATTATTATCTCTGGCAGGCCAAGAAGTCATTGGAAGGTGCCAAGAAAACTATTGAATTGATGGGTGATTCTTCCAATTATATGTTAGAGGCACAGAAAGATATGCTCGAGTTAGAAGTGGAACATTTCCGTGAAACATCAAGAAAGTTTACCGTTTTTCTGTTGACTTTATTGGTATTCTGTGTTAGCCTAGGTTACTCAATTAATAAGGGGTTTATTGATGTTTACAAAATTATTGGATAAAATCAAATCAATTAATGTTGCTGGTTATTTCATTGGCATAATTATTGGTTCATTTATAATTGCTGGTGTTTCTTTCTTTGTGGAGAATCCACCATTACAAGAATATAAAGATGGTATTCAAAACCGTTTAGTTTGGAATATTAAAGGTGAGTGTTACTTTGTAAGACCTGCCACCAATACAGTATATTTAATTCGTGTTCAAGATTGTGATAAAGGAATCAAGTAATGACTAATAAAGATTTTTGCCTAAGTAAAGAGTCCAAAAGGATCCTATCAGGCCTACCTACTGATAAGCGAGGTCATTGGAAGAAGATGTTGATTGAAGCAGAAGTATCCGAAAAACGAGCCAAGATGGCTAAATTAAGTGGGACGAAATCCCAATCAAACCAAGGAGATGAGTGATGGCATTATTTGTTGAAGTTACATCGAAAGAAAAGATGTGTAAAGTTATTATTAATTTGGATCAAATTGTAGAAGTTGCTCCTTTAAAGAGTGGTGGTTGTGATTTGTTCTTTAATGATGCGGCCGCAGTTGGTGGTACCCGTGTTATGAAGGTAGAAGATTCATATACACAGTTCCAACAATTTGCTATGCAGACAGTATCGAGTGAAGATATTGCCGCACGTCTAAAATCTTTAAAGAAAAATATTGCAGTTGACTTGGATATTCCAAAACTATGAGCAAGTTTACATTTATCTGTGAAGATGAACCAATGCCATTTGCTGATGCAATCGTCACCAAAAAAACATTTGAGTTTAATGCTGACTGTTTAGATAGTGTCATTGGTGAATTTGAAACCTTTTTACGTGGTTGTGGTTTTCACCTTGAAGGTAATTTAGAATTTGTAGGTGAACCTCTCGGTAAAAAATATTCAAATGGTCGTGATGACTTGGACATGTATACCGAAAGTATATTTGACAAGAAGTGAACGATTTATTTTATAATGTGTTTGGTTGGATAAGTGACGATTGGAAATCAAATAAACTCCGCTTTGTTGTGGAGTTATTGGCATGGGCAATTAGCATTGGTTGTGCTCTCGCAATGGCTCTTACAGTACCCAACCCACCGTTACTCATATTATATCCAATTTGGATTCTTGGTTGCGCCATGTATGCTTGGGCTGCTTATACTAGGAAATCAGTTGGTATGTTGGCTAACTATCTTCTGCTCGTAACTATTGATATTGTCGGCTTAATGAGAATGTTATAATATATTGGAATAATTATGGTAAAAAAAGCAAAAGTAGTTGGTGAAGTTTCTGAAAACACCAACGAATTAAAAAGTGAGCAAGTACAACTTTACGGCGCCAATTATTTTTGTAGTAGCATCTACTCTTTGATTGAACCAAAGTTTCTTGATACACTAAGAAAAGTATCTAAACTATATCTTGATGAATCAAAGAAAAAAGTTAAACTAGATAAAACTTTTCCTATTGCTCAAGGTGACAATATGTTTACTGATCCAAGGATTAGTGACTTTGTTGGTTTTGTGAGTGGTGCTGCACATCAAGTATTGCTCTCGCAAGGTTACAATGTAACCGGTTTTAAAATGGTATATACTGAAATGTGGGCTCAAGAACACCACACAGGTTCTGGCCACGAAGAACACATTCACGGCATGGGTAATCAAATATCTGGATTTTATTTCCTTGATACCCCAAAAGATGGACCGAGAGTTGTGTTTCATGATCCAAGACCTGCTAAAGTTTATGCCAATTTACCTGAAATGGATATTACTCAAGCAACGATTGCAAGCAACATGATAAACTATACGCCTGAACCTGGTTTGATGATTCTAACTAATTCTTGGTTGCCACACACCATTCAAAGAAATCCAAGTAAACAACCATTAAGATTAATTCATTTTAATTTGGCCATAACAAACGCATGAACAAATATCATATTCGTTTTAACAAATCAAAAGGCCAACCAGGTCGTGGCGGTAAAGACCATGCGTGGCGTGTATTTGAAAATGGTGATGAGTTTATTTTTAAAAATGTAAAGATTAATGTGCCATCACAATCAGAACGATCCGGCAATGAATTTGGTGATGACTGGAATATTGCTTGTGAAGGTTATATGACAATAGATGAAAAAACATCTACTGCAACTATTAATAAGGTGAAGAAGTGAATATATTTTATCTAGATAATGATCCTGTGAAGTGTGCTCAAATGCACGTTGATAAGCACGTTTGCAAAATGGTAATTGAGTATGCTCAGTTGCTTTCCACAACACATCGTGTACTTGACGGTGAAGAATACCGTAGACTTTCTGCCAATAACCGTTCAATCAAGGCATGGCGACTACCTGATGGTCGTGAAGAACGCCTCATGAAGCCTACAATGATGAACCACCCATCCGCCATATGGTTACGCCAATCTGATAAGAACTATGTATGGTTATACAATATGTGGTGCGAACTACTAAAAGAATTCACCTATCGTTATGGCAAAACTCATGCTTGTGCTCGATTAATACCAGACCTTGCGGTACTGCCTACAAATATTCCACATAAACCGTTTACTGGTCCTACACCTGCTATGCCTGATGAATGTAAAGTACCAGGCAATTCATTACAATCTTACCATAACTATTACAATATGAGCAAAGGTCATTTGTGGTCATGGAAAGGTAAGATAAATAGTAGGCCAGTACCAAAATGGTTGATTAATATGAGAATGAAGGATTTGCCAGTATGCCGACCTACACCTTTGTAAATAAAGAAACAAATGAACGTGAAGAACACCGTATGTCCTATACCGTGTTGGACCAATTCAAGGTCGACAATCCCCAACTAGAACAGCATATCTTTCTTGAAAACTTTCCTGTGTACTCCGATGGTAACCGTTTGTCTGTACCAGGTATTGGTAAACCAGAATCGGCGTTTGAGAAGTATGTTATCAACCGTATGAAAGAAACTATTCCTGGTAATACAATGGGTGGTCATAAAACAAAGACACCTAGAGAATGGTAATCAATAATCTTCCTGTTTTACTCACCTACAAAGGAGTCAAATTTGATAACAAAATTGCCCCCGTAGTAAAAGCTCAAAACCTATCCGATAACAATAACAATGGGGATTACAATGAGCAAAAAAAGAGGAATGTCCAAACAACAGCGGCTGTATTACGAATATCAAAACAAGGACAGAGTAAAGCAAGAACTAATTGAATATGTCAAACAAGTAAAAGAGTTTGAAAACCGTAAAGAACCACAATTTAGGTATAGAGAATAAATGATACCCGATATATTATGTGTCAACAATTTCTTTGATGACCCACACAAAATTGTTGAATTGGCCAAAAAACAAAAATATTATCTAACAAAAGATAACCCATCGATGACCAATCCAAAGTTTGGTTATAGTGGTATAAGAACATTACACATTTCTGATATATTAAGTGAAGAATTGTGTTATGAATTAAATAATAAGATAGTATCCAAACTCTTTAAAGACAGCGTACCGTCCAAAATTAAATTACAATCCATATGTTTGTTTCATTGTTTATTTGATACCCATATACCAAATAATTCTTGGGTACACAAAGACACCTCTTTATATTCTGGTTTAATTTATTTAAATGAAAACTTTGTGGATAAATTTAATAATCATGGAACAAAAATATACAGAAATGGTGAAGAAACCAACATTAGTTATGAATTCAATAAAATGATATTGTATCGTGGAGATTATTTTCATTCTCCCAATTTTGGTTTTGGCCAAAGCATTGATGATTGTAGATTAAGCCTTAATTTTTTCATTAATGAAATTAATATTGATATGAAAAATTTGAATCGTGTGAAAGAAAAACATTATGATTACGAAACATGAGTGGTGGTCAACTCCCGTTTGGGAAATAGACACTGGTTTAAACTATCTTTTTAATGATAAATTATTGGAAGAATTGAATGGTACGATACCAAAAAATTCACGCACTAACCTATGGGAATATTCAACTCCGTGCTTGAATATTTTAAAAGATAAAATATTTGAATCTTTGGATAACACGGTAACTGAATACTTTCCAGACTTTTACCCTTACAATCCATGTATTATGTTTGGCTGGATTAATGAAAATCTTAAAGGTGTGGGTAACCCACTACATGACCATGGAGGTTCATTATTAACCTGTACTTACTATGTTAAATCTCCGGCCGATTGTGGTGATTTGTTATTGGTTGACCCTAGAGGTGGTGTAAATTGGGAATGGTTGGAAGATGGTGGTATTCGTGGCATTAAATACAAAAGAGTTAAGCCGAAAGAGGGTAAATTGGTGTTATTTCCGGCATATGTTTTACATGAGGTTGAGAAAAATATGTCGGATGACAAAAGGATTAGTATTACTACAAATATACATAATGGATCAGTATCAAATATTAGTAGATAAATACCTCATTAATTTAAGGAATTGTAAATGACATTACCAGCCTCGGGACCCATAACCATATCCAATATCAATACGGAAATTGGCCAAGCGCCTACTTTTTCCTCATCTTTAAACTTTTTGAATGGGTTATTGAAATCGGCGCCAGCATCTCCTAATATGGCGGCCTTTTACAGTAAGGCATATTATCAAAGCAACAATGAAGGTAATTGTAACAATGGTAATTGCTCTGAATCTGGCGGTCCAAACGGTAATTGTACAAGTAACTGTAATTGTGGGGACACAAATTGTAGCAATTGTTTAATTGCAGGTCCATCAGATTGTTCGAATTGTTCAAATTGTAATGCAATTAATTGTGCAAACTGTGATAGCCAACCATTTTTGCAAAATAATTGTAATTGTGCTTGTTCATATAATTGTACACAAAACGCTCCGTCTTATAATTGCACCACCTCCACCGTAAGTTTTAACTGTGCGTGTGCTTGTTGGATTTGTGCTTGTGCTTGTTGGTAAATAAAAAAGGATTATTATGATATTTGAAATATATGCTGAAAAAAATTCTACTGATGGTAAGAAGTTTTACTATGATAATGTAAATTCAATTTTGAAAGATGAAACTGGTTTTGTTTATGAATATCCAGAAATAAAAAAACCTAATCTAAAAGAAACTGTACCTTTTTCGAAAGAAAATCCACTTAAAAAATCAAAAAATATTGATTTGATTAAAATTCAATTAGGTTTATCTTGCAATTACACCTGTGACTATTGCAGTCAAAGATTTGTTGAAAGGCCACCAGAAACAAGCAAAAAAGATATTGAAGAATTTATGCGTAAACTGGACGCATTAAACATTACTGAAGAATCTGGTTTAAGAGTAGAATTTTGGGGTGGCGAACCATTAGTATATTGGAAAACTTTAAAACCTTTGGCCGAAGCTTTTGCTGAAAGATATAGCCATTGGAAAAAGAAAGTTAATTTCAGTATGGTAACCAATGGATCACTATTAACAAGAGAGATTTGTTCTTGGATCTACTACATGGGATTTAGTGTTGGCATCAGTCACGATGGTCCTGGCCAATATGTTCGTGGTCCTGATCCGTTTGATGACGCTGAGAAGAAAAAGATTATCTTGGAGTTTTATAACATCATGAGGCCACAAGGCAGAATTAGTTTTAATGCCATGTTGAATAATAAAAATATTGACCGTAAAGCAATTTATGATTTCTTTGCTGAGTTGACTGGTGATCCATCAGTTCCAATTGGTGAAGGTGGATTCATTGATGCGTATGATGATGCAGCAGTAAATAATTCATTAATTACATTAGACGAACACTTTAATTACAGAAGAAAATCTTTTGGCGATATTTACGCCTCCCAAGGCAGTATTAATTTTGGTATGGTCTTTACCAAAATTGATAATTTTATTAAAGGCACATTGGCTCATGTTGAAAACAAATATGTTGGCCAAAAGTGTGGTATGGAAGAACCAACAACAGTTGCACTTGATTTAAAAGGTAATATTGTAACTTGTCAGAACGTTTCTATCGTTGAGAATAGTAAGAATGGTGAACCACATTATGGTGGTAATCTAGATGATTATGATAATGTTAGCTTAACATCTGCCACACATTGGATGAATCGTGTGAGTTGTTCGGATTGTCCAGTTCTACATATCTGTAAAGGTTCTTGTATGTATTTGGACGGAAAACATTGGGATGTAACTTGTGATAATGCTTATTCGGATGCCATTAGTTTATTTGCTTTGGCATTAGAAAAAATAACAGGTGGTTATATTCCTGTTACGATTAAAGGTGAAGGTTTACCTTTATCACGCCAAGATATTTTTGGAACAGTATATAAACATGAAGAAAAACCCACAAGAAAAATTATACCAATTAAAGTTGTTGCAGAAAAAATTGGTGAATTGAATGATGTGGAAATTTATGGAAAATCTAGAGTAGAGGTATAAATGTCGGTAACAATAACACCAAATTTACAAGAAAAAATTGATTTTTTTGATAGTATGGTAAATATCACTAGTGTTGAGATTTATAATAATCCAATTGAATACAAACAATTGATTGGTGGTGTTGAGTGTTTTATGTTTAAGTTATTTAAAAATGAACATTTTATTGAATTGGTTATACCAAAAATATTTTGTTCAGAACCTCTTCCACAAGAAGTTATACAAAATAAAAGTCAAATTGATATGTTGATGGAAGGTTATTTTGATAGAAAGTCTTGTACAGATAATGATTGTACATTGTGTATCAATACCGATTATTTGGATTCTTTTTATTATTTAAATCCAGAGACCGATATCATTGAACAAATTCATAAGGCCACAGCCATAACGGAAATTAGTGTGATACAAGCTCAATTGTTGGAAAAAATTAATGAATTTGAGTTTGTGGAAAATATTAAGTTATATAACAATAGTATCTCAAATTATATTGTTATTAATTGTGATATGAAACATTCAAACGATACAAATATCTTTACAAAATATTCAGGTACATTTCCAATTGAAGTTTGTGAAGATGTTGAACAACACCCCAATATAGTTGAAAAAATAAAAGAATATTATAATAATACTATGCCAAAAACTTTAGAAGAACACACCAACATTTTACCACTATGAAATATACAATTATTGGTGGAGGTACGGCAGGATGGTTAACAGCTCTTTATGTTAGACATATTTGTCCAAAAGATGAAGTGGTTGTAGTTGCAAGTAGTGAGATAGGAATATTGGGTGCAGGCGAAGGTACTACACCACAATTCGTTGAACTGATGAACGAAATGAATATTCCAATCTCTGATATCATTAAAAACGCCAAAGGTACATTTAAAAACGGTATTAAATTTACTAATTGGAATGGAGATGGTAGCCATTATTATCACGGGTTTCAAGATTACTTTAAGAATACCGATGAGCGAGCAAATGCCGATTTTAAACCATACTACTTGAATAAGATTTCATCTGGCGATTCATTCAATGATATCAATCTAACATCATATATTTCAGAAAAAAATCAAGTAAAAATACACAAAGAAAATTACGAATCATACGGAGCATATGCGTTACATTTTGATGCCAATCTATTGGCAAAACATTTACAGTCCGTTGGTCTAAAAAGAAATATTAAATTAATTGATGATGAAGTAATTTCTATTAATAATGATTCTGAAGGTTTTATTAAAAGTTTTGATTTAAAATCACAAGGATTAATGACAACCGATTTTGTGTTCGATTGCACAGGATTTAAAAGATTAATTATTGGTCAACATTATGGTTCTAAATGGAAATCATACAAAGAGCATTTACCATTGAACCGAGCACTTCCTTTTTTCATTGATAATGATGGCGAAGAATTGCCACCATATACAGAATCAATTGCAATGAAACATGGATGGGTGTGGAAAATTCCCGTGCAAGGTCGTCATGGGTGTGGTTATGTTTTCGATTCTAATTTTGTTTCAGATGAAGATATTATTAAAGAATTAGAAGAATATTTTGGCCACAAAATAACAAGCCCAAGAGCATTTAATTTTGATCCCGGTTGTTTTGAGGAGGTTTGTGTAAAAAATTGTGTTGCTATGGGTTTAAGTTCGAGCTTTGTTGAACCTCTAGAAGCAACAAGCATATGGGTAACTATTCTAATGTTAAAGAGTTGGGGAAACAACAAAGAAAAAATATTAGAAAAAGACTTAAATATAATTAAAGACTTTAATGATTCTATGAAACGGACAAATTTAGATGTTTTAAATTTTATACACTTCCACTATAAAACAAAGAGAAACGATAGTGAATTTTGGATAAATTTTTCTACAAAAAATAAAATTCTACCATTTATTGAAGATTTAAATTTAATAATAAAAGATAATATAATTGAAAAACACAATTTAACCTATCTAAATGATTTGGAAACAAACAGAATCAATCCAAGCATAAAACATATACCAATGTTTTCAGAAAGTAGTTGGTTACAAGTTGGATCTGGTATAAAGTATTATAGTTCTGAGATGGCTAAAAAAATATTAAACCGAGATTTTAAAGATTTTACAAAAACTGAAAATGATTTGACCGAATTATTTGAGTTAGAAAGTAGTTTTATGTTTCACCATAATGATTATATTGAGGAACTTAAAAATACATAATGATTATTGAAAATGTTTTTGATAGTACAATCGTAAGAATACAATGTCAAAATGAAGAACTTTATCGTAATGAAGATTTAACAAAAAGTGTTGACCACGTTTTGAATATGCCTACGGTGAAAAACAGAAAACGAAATGACAAAGGCGATTCACATAAGGGTAACGGTTTAACTTCTGTTGGTCAGTCATACTTAGATTTAATTCACTTACCTGGTGCTTCAAACTTAACCAATTGGATTACAGAACAATTTCTTTTGGTACACAAACAATTAGGTGTTGACAAAGAAGTAAAATCGGTGTATTATAAAAGAAGTTGGGCAAATAGACTATTTCGTGATGGCCAAGGATTATGCCATAATCATGTTAAACTGGATGAGTATATGTCTGAAATGACCCAATACTCACCAGAGAATTTTAGACCAGATGCCGTTGGAATTTTTTATGTTGATGTACCAGAAGGCAGTTCAGATTTAGTTTTTATACGCAACGGTAAAGCAGATACATATATTCATGAATATGATGAATGTGATAGGTACTATTTAAAACCAAAACAAGGAGAATTAGTAATACATTCACCAGAAGTATATCATGCTGTTAGTGTCCATAATAGTGATTTGCCTCGTAATGTATTTGTATTCGATATAGATTATGTTTAATTATTGTCCACCAAAAGTCCTTGCTGACTTAAAATCTGAAACCTTTCCTGATGGAAAGCGTTACTATACACTAGAAGATGGTACCAAATTACCTTCTGTAACTACTGTGCTTGGTGCCCAAAAGAAACAAGCCATTATGGAGTGGCGTAAGAGAGTTGGTGAAGAAGAAGCCAATCGTGTATCAAAGAAGGCAACTAGTCGTGGTACCAATGTTCACACACTCTGTGAACGATATCTCAATAATGAATCATTGGGTGATATTATGCCTGATGCCAAAGAAATGTTTGTATCATTGAAACCATTACTTAATCGAATCGACAATATTCATTACCAAGAGTGTGCCTTATGGTCCAAACAATTAGAAATGGCAGGTCGTGTAGACTGTATTGGTGAATTCGATGGTGAACTATCTGTAATTGATTTTAAAACATCCAAGAAGATTAAATCAAGCGCAAACATTGAAGATTACTATTGGCAAACAGCTGCATACGCTTTGATGTATGAAGAAATGATTGGTACACCTATAAATAATCTTGTAATTATAATGGCGGTAGAAAATGAACAACCGTTGTTATTTAAACAACGGACACAAGACCATATTCCTGGTTTGGTGAAGGCGATTAAATTTTACAAGGAACAAAGATGAAAAACATTTTGATTGCATTATTATTGGTTACTTCAACAACAGTATTTGCACAGAAACAAAAAGAAGGCGTAACATATACTGCAACCATTACCAGAGTTATTGATGGTGATACTGTGGCATTTCAAGCACTATGGTTACCAGATCCATTAAAGAAAGAATTATCAATTCGTGTATTTGGTGTGGACACTCCAGAAAAAGGCCATCGTGCGCAATGTCCCTCTGAAAATGAAAGAGGTCAAGCGGCCACGGCATTTACCAAAAGCACTATCAATGCAGCCAAAACTCGCCAAGTGGTATTAATGGATTGGGACAAGTATGGTGGTCGTGTCCTAGGTGATGTATTGTTAGATGGTAAATCGTTGCGTTCCATGTTGATCCAACAAGGATATGCACGGGAATACTATGGTGGAGCTAAGGTCGGTTGGTGCCAATAAAACGGTAATAATGCCAACGATGGTTGACATCTAAATAGTTTTATGTTACAATAGTTTCTTATTTCGTTAAAATAAGTGGTGGGTCGGAAAATGAAAGTTAAAGAGTTAATTAAAAATTTATATGAGGCTGAAATTAAGCATGATACGCCATTGATTAAAAAACTATGGTTTAAATTGTTAAAGAAAAGCCTTAAGCATAAACATACCGAAGCGGTAAAGTAATTCGTAGAAGTTGTTTGAACGTTGTTGTGGACGTGGGTGCGATTCCCACCACCTCCACCAAAAGTATATTGACGAACCGAGTTATCGGTAGCAAACACACAATATAGTTGTGGCAATATACTTCTGATGGGGGTGCCTAGATTCGACATGGCAATAATTAGAACAATGGAGAATCGGCAGAGAAGCCGTAAAAACTATTTAAATTAAACGCAAACGATAATAAGTATGCACTTGCTGCCTGATAGGTAAGCGGAGTTTCGCCAGGTGAACTTAGCAACAGAATCACCTGGATAAATAAAACACCAGCAACACACAAACCGCTGGTAATACACATAAACACACACAAGGAGTAACAATATGACACCCTATGAAATTCGCCTAGAATTATTAAAGATGGCGCAAGGTTTAGTATCTGATGAGTATTCATACAACAGAAGCGCTAAACTAGAACAATGGCACACACAGGTCGAGGCAGCAAAGATTGCCGGTTTAGAGTCACCTGATATCCCCGAGTTGCCACCATTCCCCACAGAAACAGACATAGTTAAGAAGGCGGAAGCCCTCAATCTATTCGTTTCTCAAACCCCTCCACAACCTGAAGTTAAAATAAAATCGAAATCAAATTCGTAATTGGAGATGTTCGACCTGGTTCGCCAGGTCGGCCTTAACAAGGAGATATAATGTTTCATCACATTAAACAAGTGCTGGTCGGAATTTTGGCCGCCTCACTACTAATTTCAATACCTTCTATTTCACAAGAAATTAAGGATAATAATATCAAACAAGAAGTCAATGAGGACTTCAACAAACAATTAGACTGCTTAGCTAAAAATATTTACTTTGAGGCAGCCGGAGAATCTTACGAAGGCAAACTGGCAGTAGCACAAGTTACCATCAATCGTGTTAATGATTCTAGATTTCCATCTACCATTTGTGGTGTGGTATATCAAAGAACATTAGGTACCTGCCAATTTAGTTGGACTTGTTTAAAGAATTTGGCAGTAAGAAACAAATACGCTTGGGAAGAATCGGAAATAGTAGCACGCAAAGCATTGACAGAACCAATATTACATGATAAAATAGCAAGCACAAATGCACAATTCTATCATGCAGTATATGTAAATCCTGGTTGGAAAAACCGAGTAGTGGCCAAGATAGGTAACCATGTATTCTATGCAAGAAACTAATAATTGAAAGTATAACATAATGCCTACTAAAGATGAAATAAAACATTTTAGTGATTTGATTGAACAGGTTGCTAAGACAGAAAAATTGACCTTGATGGATGCAATATGCCATCATTGTAAAGAAAGTGGTTTAGAAATCGAGGTGTCTGCCACATTAATCTCTGCCGCATTAAAGGCTAAGATTAAATTGGAAGCACAAGACTTAAATCTACTAAAGAAAACTTCTAAGCTACCAATATGACCGAGAATACCGGTTTTGAAGCATACGCATTATGGAATGCCTTGAAGCTTCATTTTACTTCCGATTCATACAACTACTTTAAATACAGCGGCAAGACCAATGTATCAAAGCAGTCGTTTACCACAAATAAATCCAAATACCAATTCTACAAGTTATCTCGCAAGTATGATTTGGAAGAATTGAAATCATTCTATGTGGCAAACTTCATAGAAGGTAAAGGTGATTGGGTTGGTGAATTACTACAAGATGGTGATGAGAACTATGCCAAGTGGCAAAAACGGCAACAAAGCTTGACTTATACCTTTGAGAATGATATAATGTATTTGTTTGATTTGGTAGATGGTGCTGAATTTGTTAACCGTGATGATATACTAAAGCCCATCGATGGCGGATGGCCAATGATTATCACAAAATTGATGAAGAATCAGGTATCGTTGGAATCAGTTTGTATATTGGTTGATTTGGTGGGTTGTATGCCAAGATGGGAAAAACAAATCACCGAAGATATTATTTGGCCAACACACAAACGATTAATACAAAGATATACACCATTTATACAATACGATAAAGAAAAGTTTTTACATATTTTAAAGAAAAAGATACATGAACAGGCCTAACATTAAATGTGTTTATTTGGACATGGATGGAGTTATTGCTGATTTTGATAAGCGATATAGAGAACTCTATAACATGGCACCAAAAGATGCAGAGAAACACAAACAATTTGATAAGTTTTTTAGTGAGTTTATTGCTACACAACAGTTTGCTAGCCTAGATTTAATGCCAGGCGCAGCAGAAGGTTTGGAATATTTGAGAAAATCCAATGTACTTACTCAGATGCTTACCTCATCGTCAAGCGAAAAACGCCATGATGATGTTTCTAAACAAAAAATGTTGTGGTTGGAAAAACACGGCATTACGTTTTACCCTATTATAGTACCAGGTAAAAGGTTGAAACAGAACTATGCAGAACCAGATTGCATTCTTATTGATGATACTGAAATAAACATCACTCAATGGACAGCAAAAGGTGGTATTGGTATTCTACATAAAGACTGGCACAGTACTATGGCAATATTGCATATGTACATTTGACAAACGCCTAAATACTATGATATACTAGCAGTTGATTATGAGAAGTAATTTGATATATTCCGTTTATACTCCGTTAATACGAAAGGTAATACTATGAGTTTCGCAAATCTAAAACGCCAATCCGGCAACCTCGACAAACTTGCTAAAGCAGTTGAGGCACTCTCCCAAACATCCGAAGGTTCTGAAAAGTCCGATAACTATTGGAAACCAGAAGTTGATAAAGCAGGTAATGGCATGGCCACTATCCGTTTCTTACCAGCATCTGAAGCCGATGGTGAAGATGGTCTGCCTTGGGTTAAAATCTTCTCCCATGGTTTTCAAGGACCTGGTGGTTGGTTAATTGATAATTGTTTGACCACAAAGAATCAACAATGTCCAGTATGTGAACACAATTCTACATTATGGAATTCTGGCATTGAAGCGAATAAAGATGTTGTTCGCAAACAGAAACGTAAGTTAAATTATGTTGCCAATGTGTATATCGTTTCGGATCCTAAACATCCAGAAAATGAAGGCAAAGTGAAATTGTTCCGCTTTGGTAAGAAAATCTTTGATAAGATTACTGAAGCAATGAATCCACAGTTTGAAGATGAATCACCAATCAATCCATTTGATATGTGGAAAGGTGCTAACTTCAAGTTGAAGATTCGTAAGGTAGAAGGTTATCAGAACTATGATAAGTCAGAGTTTGATTCACCAACTGCTCTATTAGATGATGATGCAGCATTAGAGAAAATCTGGAAGTCAGAGTTCTCTTTGAATGAATTGACTGCTGGTAAAGAGTTTAAATCTTATGATGAGTTGAAGCAACGCCTTGACAAAGTTCTTGGTTTGAATGGTGAAGTAGTTGCACCAAAGACAACCGTAGAAACTATTAAAGAGCAAGTTCGTACTGCTCCTAAGTCAGTTGAACCAAAGATTCATGAAGATGATGATGATATGTCTTATTTTGCCAAGTTGGCAGAAGAAGATTAAGTTTTCCCATGTGTGTACGAACCCCGCTACGGCGGGGTTTTTTATTGGTTAAGTCGGTCTAAGATTTTGTTTAAGAATTTTTTGAAGTGTGGGGTCATCAGTACGAACATTTACCGTTGTATCAAGTAGTACGCCTCGGCCTCCAGCACCAACACTATTGACTTTCGTAGAAGCATCTACCACAACATTATGCATACCAGCAAACTCAGCATTTTCTAAATTAACATTTTCATCAATCGCTGATTGTACTCTGCTGGTAATAGGATTGGCTTGTGGTGCCTCGGGTGTTGCGGTTGGAACTGACTGTGATTGACTAGATTCTGGCGAGGTAGACTTAGATATATCTCTACCCATGCTTACCGCACCAATAGCAGTAGATAATGCAGTGCCAACAAATGGTACTATTGCAGCTGCACCTTCAGCAAGTTCTAAACCAGCACCAACAACATCACCTTCTTTTAATCTATCATAAGCGAAGTATCCTGCGGCACCAAGGCCTAATCCAAAAGGAAGTTTTTTAAGTATGGACTTACCGGCGGACTTAGCAGCACCTTTAACACCTGCTTTCTCGGTTTTTTTCTCTATTTCTTTTTCGGTGGCCTTTTCAACTTTTTTACCGTATTCTTTATCTAAAGCTTTTTCTTGTTCTTTGGTAAATTTTTCTGTTCCTTTTTTAGGTTTTTGTACTTCTTTACCTTTTTGGCCAAGTTGACCTATTGCTTTTTCAGCCAGTTTTTTAAGACCTAACATTCCAGCAACAGTAGCTAAACCATTAGTAAGAAATTTGATAGCACCCCAAAGTGCTTCTGCAATAGAAGTTATAACTTTTTCAACCATTGCGGCCACATTTTTAAATATATTACCAATAAAATCTAAAAGGTTAAATCCTTCTTTTTGTTCTTTTATTGGGGTTGCTGTACCACCTCGTTTAGATAAAGCATCCAATAGTTCTTTATGCCATTTTTCTTTTTCTCTATCTTTTTCTTTTTTAAAGTTTTTTTCAATTTTAAGTTTTTTGCTTTCAGCAATGTACTCAGCCTTCATTAGGTTGTATAACCTTGCCAACACATCAGCAACACCATCACCTTTTCTCAGTTTTTGTTTTTGGCCATCTGAAACATTGGTGTATAAAGCCGGTTCAATACTGCTTAGTTTACTACCACTAGTTCTTTCATTAATTTGATTCGCTCGGCCTTGTTTATTTTTCACACCTTTGTTGGCAAAATATTCAATATCTTCTCTTTTGCGGCCAGTTGCACTACCAACTATCGATGACATTGTATTACCCATTAACATTCTAACAATGTTTAAGTAATCAAATTTTTCTTTGAATCCCTTACTTCTGGCGGCCATTTTATCTGATATGGCACCAGTAATCGATTTCATTGCGCCAAATTCTCCACTACTAGCTTTCTCACGAATGAGTTCACCTAATGATTTTTTGTTTACTCTAGAAGCTTGTTGATATGAATTAATGGCCATGTTATGCACCCATAAAAAGTGGTAAATCTAAATCGCTGCCTGTATGTAATACTTGTGTGGAGGGTCCTGCACCCACATTGTTTATTGTTTGGCTAGTATTTAGAACAATGTTGTTTGGTTTGGATGTGCCTTTTAAATCTTTGTTTTGAACTGATTGGTTGTTCAATACGGCACCACTTTGTGGAATTGGTGCTACTGTTGATATAGGTGAGTTGGAAAGAAATAAATCCGCTTCACGGGCTCGTCTGGCTTTTAATACAGGATGAGGCCTGCCTTGTTCGGTAGCAATACCATTTCTAATAATTTCTGAAGCTTTATTTGTATCTCCCGAATCGATTGCGGTTTTCAAACCTTTTAAACCTTTTAAAGATCCTACATTATAGGCGTAACTAGTTAGTGCAGCTTTTTGATTATCATTAAGTTTACTCCAAGTAGAATCACCTAAATCTTTTTTTGCTTGTCCTTCATACTTTGGCATATCCATTTTTAATAATTTTTGTGCCTGCTCTTTAGTAATGATAGTGTCTATTCCTTTATTACCCAAAATTGGAATTTGTTCGTCACCCGCTTGTATAAAACCTTGTTTGTATTCATCATCTTTAATTTGGTGACCATAACCAATTGAAATTTTTCCACCATCAGGATAGGCTTTCTTAGCAAAACCTTCCTCTTTAATAATAAGAGCCATACTACCACCAGCAGCAACTGCACCACCTACTGCTAAACTACCAGCACTAAGTGGTCCAGATTTAGATGCTGATGTGCTTGGTGTTTGAATTGTAGGTGTTTCTTTGGTACTTGTTGCTGGTTTAGTTTCTTCTTTTGGTATTTTATCTACTGTTTCTTTTTTAGGAGAAACCTTAGGTTCTTTTTTAATTTTAATTTTACCTAATTTTGTAGTTTGACTTTTTTTAATTTGTTCAATTAATTGTTTGTGGCGTCTTTCTTCTTCTTCATGTAATTCTTGCTCAAAGTTTTTTTCTAATTCATAATTAAGTTTATTTTTTTCATTATGAGTTTTTACTAAATTAAACAGTTTGCCTGCCACATCGGCTACAGAGTTACCTTTACGGAGACCTTCTCTTTGTCCAGATGTTACCGTGGTGTAAAATGCCGTATCGATACTACCAATTTTTCCACCGGATGATAAAGACATTGAAGATTTTTTATCGCCTAAGAAATACTTCATAGTATCTTTATTGGCACCAAATGTTTTGCCAAGTAAAGATGCGCCTGTTTTACCAACAAGCGATTTAGCGATGTTTAATGGATTGAATTTTTCTTTGATGCCAACTACTTTGGCTTTGAAATTTTCTGATATAGTTTGTTTAAGAGGTTTGCCCTCTATCGCACCATTTCTGATGTTGGCAAGAAAACCTCTTTCTCGTATTTCTTTAAGGCGCTGACGGTCTGTACCAGTAAGTGGTCGCTTTTGTGCAATTAAAGCATCCACTTCTTGAAGTTCTTGTAATAGTTCTTCGCTACTCTTTTTCATTTACCTTTTTGTCTTTGCTTAATTTTTTCGTTTTCTTGTTCAATATATTGTATAAGCATAGTAACGTAAATATCTCTTTCCCACGGAATCATATTTTCAAGTTCCGTAAGACTATATTTGTGGTGTTGCATCAAACTAAAATTAGTAGTGTAGTAATTCTTCAGATTGTCATAACGAAATGTTAGTCGAAAAAACTGTCTAGGCCTTCGACTTCAATGGAATGGTCATAACCACACTTGCCACACTTCATTTCAATCTTTTTGTTTAACTTTGGCAAATTCTCAAAAAATTGTTCAATCTGTGCAAACTGTTCCTGATTCAATGATTCCAAAAAATCATTCAATTCTTTTTTGGTACTCTCTTTGGCATAATAGTATTGTTGGCCATCATAGATATGTTCGATACTATTAATAATCATATCAAATGCCATATCAGTTACATTATTGGTTTTTGCAACCGATTCCAACACAGAGAACTCTGGATACTTTAATTTGATACTAATTGTGTTGGTTAAATTAATAATCTCTTTTGTGGCCCCCATCTCAACTTGAATATCCAAAAGATTAATTTTGGTTTTCATAGAATTACCACATGGTGTTGGGTCTGTGCGATCCTCTAATTGAACCATGTTCTCACAACGATAGTTGCTTTCTACAATTTCACCAACAGAACGGGCTCTCAAATTTAAGAAATAAAACTCAACATCAATAATTGGTAACGAATCAATATCAACATTTTCAGTCAAAGTACAATTGTGTAACACTTGACGAATATTTTTTTCAATAGTTTGTCTATCGTCTGATTCCAAAGCCATCATTAAGTTACGTTGTTCTTTAACCAAAAACGGTCTAAATCGAATGTGTTTCTTGGATAATGGTAAATCTATTTCATACACTGGTGCATCAATTTTTGGTAAAGCCATTTTATTTTCACTCCATATTAAAAATTAATCAAAATCTCTGTTAGCTTGGCTGCCATTCAAACTATTTCTATCTCTAAAAACATTTGTCAAATCAGCTCTATTTGGAATTTGTGTTGTAAAATCATTAACTCCGGCAGCAATTTCCGATGTAATAGATTGTAACAAACTGGAACCCAATGCTTGAATTGAATTGTTTTGCCAGTATGTGTAAGCAAACACCACGGTTAATTTATGGTACGCATCTGATGACCAATCCAAATCTAATTGATTTACTGAAATAGGAAATGCATCAATCAAATTAACAGAATATATTTTTTTATTCTGCTGGTCGTACTGATTAACTTGTAGTGTTGATATGTAATCTGATTTGTATCTAAAGTCAAACTTGTAAGACGGATTGATATATTCCATCCAAGCATCAAAGAATAACTTTTCTTCCATACTTTCTGAAACAATGAATGTCATGGTGATATCATTGTATTGAGATTGATATGGATGTTTTTCGGTTGGATTGGTACCAAACTTTTGTTCCGTTGTGGCAAATGTTCTACTTGGTAATTCGGTAGATTCACAGCGCAATGATAAAGTTCTGCCAGTATTTCGGTAAGGAAACAAAGTTAGTGGTACGGGAATGTTTACATCAAACCGATTGGGTTTGGCCAAATCTTTTACAAAACTGGCACGAAAATCGTTTAAGCTACTAGGCATTAACTTTTCCTTATTTCATTTACTGATTCTTGCCATACTTTCTGTGGTTTAGCACCTTTAAACAGTTGAGTAGGTAAGAAAATTGCCACTTCCCACTCTTGTGGTTCAATGGTAAGTATTTTTGACCTTATTTGGCTAAATAAGTATCTTTTAATACACGGCCTAAACTCTCTAAACCGTCTGGAGGCCGTCAATATATCATAGGTGATGCGTAACCTTGCTGGATTATCTTCATCGTCTAGGATGGCGTAATTTAACAGTTTGTCTAAAAATGCCACTCTGTACTTAATTGGTAAATAATGTAGGTTTAATCCTAAAAATCCATCATCATATTTTTCCAATATTAATACCAAAGGAAAACGGTCATAATAAGGCATATCTGCCTTACCTTTTGGATCGTAAAAAAATTGGTATAATCTACCTTTAAATAATCTTCTAGTTTGTCTAAACCTTTCATTAGCAATAGTTCTTGGAATTAATGAAGGATTTCGTAATTCATTAATTTTTTTCAAGAGCCATTGATATGATTCTCTGGACATCTTTTGCATTTGAGCTGCAGATAGTTGTTGTGTGAGCAGTGTAAGTTTAGAGGCCATAACGTTATTTAGTTGATTCCTAGGTGATGTTCAGTAAGAATTTTAAACTCCCAACCACGGTCAGCACAGAATTCTTCAGCCGCCTTCCATTTGGCTTGGTTCACCCCCCACGCCACCACTTCGTTTATGTATTGTTTAGTGATACGTTTTTTTTGTTGTGGTTCTTTGGTTTGTTTGTCTGGTTTAACTTCAATCATCATTGTTTTGAATTTATTGTCTTTGGTTCTTACTTTAGCAATAAAGTCTGGAAAGTAACGGTGCCATTTGCCATCAACAGGAGATTTGTAAGGAACAATGAGTTCTTCTGATTGCCATGATATAACATCGGAATTACGGTCAAGCCAATCCATCACCTTTACTTCCCATGAAGAACGGTAGATGATGTTGGTGTGGTCTCCAACATATTTTTGAGGGTATTTTGGTGTGAATCGTCCTGAATAAGCCATATAAATACTATGTATATTTCAATTTAAAGAGTTAATCAATGGCCGTAATCTCCATACCAACATCAGTCGCTGGCGTTTCTCTACCTGGCCCCCTAGGTCAAATTGCTAAAGGTCCACTTGCCGCTTTGTATGGTGGCAAAGGAGTACAAACCTTAAAGTATCCTTCTGACCTTGCTACTGATGCCACTAAAAATCATTATGTACAATTTTCAATTAAAGAAGTTATACCCGCTGGGTATTCAACAACAGGACCAACAACTCCTGGCCAAAGCATCAATCTTAATGGTATTGCTCAGGCAACAGGAGCTATTGGTGAAGCAATAAGTAATGGAATTAAAAGTGCCGCTAGTGGTTCTTCTGAAACTACACAAGAATTAATTGGACGAGCCACAGAGGGAGTTGGTGATGGTTATAAAAAGATTGGTGAATATATTCCCACCTCATTACAAATTTCACCCACAACAACACAAGCGAAAGCATATATTTCTTTATATATGCCAGATACATTAATGGCACAGTATTCAGCCGACTGGCAAGAAATGAGTTTAGGTGATATGGGCACAGGAATATCTACATTAAGGATGATTGACCAATTAGCCACTAATGCAGGACAACAAGGAACTTTTACCTCTGGAGATTTAGGAAAAAGTTTAGGTAATTTAGCATCAACAGATCCAGCAGTTACAGCAACAGTTGCAAACTTATTGGGTGCGAGTGGTATTGGTAGTAATTTAATTGATGCTAAAGTGATTGGTGACGTTATATTAAAAGGCCAAGGTTATGCAATTAACCCACAATTGCAGATGATTTTTAGAGGTGTTGGTTTTCGTAGTTTTCAATTATCTTTTATGTTTACTCCAAAATCTTTGGAAGAATCTACTGAAGTTAACGATATTATTAAAACATTTAAATATCATTTTTCGCCTGGATTTGAAGCCGGCAAAACCGATTCAACACAAAGTATGTTTTTGACTTCGCCTTCAATATTTAATGTACAATTCAAAATTGGCCAAAACGAAAATCAGTATACACCAAAATATGGTGATTGTGTTTTAACTGATATTGACGTTAATTATGCACCAAATGGTTTTGCTGTACATGAAAACGGTGCGCCAGTACAAACAACACTCAATTTAACATTTAAAGAAATTGTTATTGTTGATAGAGATAAAATTGCTAAAGGAACTTTAAGATAATGTTATATTTTAATACCTTACCAAAAATTCTAACTAACGACAATAAAAATAATGCTATTGTTTTAACTAATCTTTTGGCAAGAGCGGAACTTGTACAAAATTTAATGACAAACCCTCTAATGTTTTATGAATATAATATACAAGATGGTGATACACCAGACATTGTTGCTTCCAAATATTATGGCGATTCATATCGTTATTGGTTGGTTTTGTTTTCAAATCAAATATTAGATCCGCAATGGGATTGGCCACTATCTTCTCAGCAGTTTACATTATATTTAAATAATAAGTATTCCGTTGCGGCTAATGCCAATACCGTTTTGGCATACACATCTTCAACAGTATATGAATATCGTAAAATTATTACAACAACTGATGAAACATCATTGACAACAACATCAAAGACTTATATAATTGATGAACCGTCATATTTAACAACATTGCCTTCAACAAAAACAGTAACATTTTCTAATGGCACATCAGCAAAAGAAACGATTACAAAAGAGGCTGTTAACATATATGATTGGGAAGTTGAACAAAATGAATCAAAAAGAACTATTAAATTAATAAATGCAATTTATGCACCGCAATTTGAAAGTCAACTTAAATCATTAATGGGTACATAAAGTGGCGGACATATCTTCTTCAGCACCAACGCCAGCTGGTGTATCTTATCCAAAAGACTATGCGTTAATAAATCTTACCTTACTATCAGCATCCAATAGTATGGACATGAAAAATTTATTGACCGAATTATCATATCAAGAAGATTTGTTTAATAATACAGCGTCAGGTTATCTGATGGTTGTTGATTCTATGGGTTACATTGAAACATTAAACCTTACCGGTAATGAATATCTGCGGATGACATTTGGTAAAACCAATCAAAATTCTAACTGGATTGATAAAATATTCCGTGTTTATAAAGTAGACAAAAGGCGACCAGAAGGTAAAGGCGATACAGAATCTTATTCTTTGTATTTTTGTTCTGAAGAAATGTTATTGTCTGAACAATATAAAGTAAGTAAATCATATCGTGCCAAATCTATTTCAGATAATGTTATTGATATTTTAGAAAATTATTTAAAAGTACCAAACAAAAAAATTGCTCAAATTGATTCAACCTATGGCATATATGATTTTGTTATACCAACAATAAAACCATTTGATGCAATTAATTATATGGCGGGGTATGCCAGACCACAACCAGACAAACCTGGTGCTGATATGTTGTTTTATGAAAATAAGTTTGGTTTTAATTTTAGGTCAATTCAATCTATGATGAAAGAACCTGTTTTTTATAATTACAGTTATGATCCAAAAAATATAGATAATGCCACATATGATTTAAATAAACGAATACATAATGTTACGACATATGAAATTTTAAATTCTTACGATTCATTGGGAGCAATTAATTCTGGTATATTTGCCAATAAATTAATATCTGTGGATCCAGTCACAAGACGTTATAAAGAAACTAACTTTGATTATGCTGGTTATATTCAGGAAGCCACGATGTTAAACGAACATCCAATCACCAATACATTTAAAAATAGATTTGGTGAAGGAGTTAACCAAACTCCAGAAGCAGTAACAAAATTAATATTCTCAAATTTTGAACAAAATTTAGTACCTTACATTGCTGAGCAAGGACCTGATTCTGTTGGTAAAGACATTTATGCTGAAACTTACATACCATATAGAACAGCACAGTTAGCATTGGCAAATTATACAAGAGTTAAAATTTCTGTACCTGGAGATCCTGGTCTTACTATTGGTACAAACCTTAACTTGTCTTTATTATCTAAAAATCCTAACAACAAAGAACCTGATCCGTTTTATTCAGGAAAATATTTAATTACAGCAGTTCGTCACATGATTACAATGAATGAATACAAAACTGTGCTTGAAATTACAAAAGAAAGCACAACTAAACAATATGCTTCACCAGATAACAATTCTGCTCTGTGGCAGAATACGGTTAAAGGAATTGCATAATGTCTAAAATGATTAACAACTTTGCCGGCCTAAATGGTTTTGTTTGGTGGGTTGGAGAAGTAGAAAATAGAATTGATCCGTTAGGATTGGGTCGTTGTCAAGTTCGTATCTTTGGTTGGCATACACAAAATAAAGAATTAATTCCATCTGAAGATTTACCTTTTGCGCATCCGTTATACCCAATAAATAATTCGAAATCGTTTTCTGCACCAATGGTAGGAGATTGGGTTGTTGGATTCTTTATGGATGGAGAATCAGGACAATTTCCTATAATGTTTGGTGTAATGCCTGGACTTAAACAATAGGAATTAAAATGAAACCAAATCTTGGAACTGCCGAAAATCCACCTTTTAGTCCTTATACAGGAATATTCAATACTGCTGGACAACCTACCACTCCCGCCCTCGGTATAGGGCAGGTTGCCAATACTGCTATTAGCTTTACCAATAGTACATTATCACACAATTGTGATTTTAGTTTGGATATTATTAAAAATAATGCATTAAAAAGATTTTTAAATTCTCAAGCAATTAATATTAGAAATGCGATTCGTGACGTAATGAGAGCGTTAGGTTTTTCTGATGCAACAGGAGAAAGTCAATGGTTGTATAATAAACTTAAATCAATCACTAAAGAGTTAAAGTATATACAAAAAAATATAATACAACCTATTCTTGATTTTGAAGCTCTTGTTGTTCAATATATTAAAAAAATACAAGACATGATTGCTTATATTTTAAGTTTGCCTGGAAGATTGTTAGCTATGTTACAGGATTGTTTAAAAAATCTTTATGCTGCAGTAGGTAATGCTCTAACTGATATTACTGGTGGTGCAAGTGGTGGGTTTGGTGATGAACTTAAAGCTGCCAAAGAGGCCGCACAAACATTTAATCAGACCGTTTCTATGGCTGCCACAGCGGCCGCTGGTGCCGTAGCAATTTCTAGTGCAGTTACTCAATTACCCAATGTTGCAACGCAGTTTAAAAAAGGTATATAATGGATAATCCGTCATCTGTTTTATGGACACAACCTGAATCAGCAGCTAATGCAGACACTCAGCCAGAATATCCATATAACAATATACAACAAAGTGAATCTGGTCATTCGTTTGAGATGGATGACACACCAACCCGTGAGAGGGTTCGTTTATCTCATCGTTCAGGCACTTTTATTGAAATGCAGCCTAATGGCGATGAGGTACACAAAGTATATGGTACTGGTTATGAAATTACGGTTAAAGGTAAAAATGTAGAAATTAATGGTACTTGTAACATTACCATTAATGGCGATTCAAACATCCATGTTTTAGGTAATAAGAGTGAAAAGATTGATGGCAACTATAATCTTCAAGTGGTGGGTGACATGGTTGCCAGAGCTGCAGGAACCAATGGTATGCAGTTAATCTCGGATAACGATATGAGTATTCAATCTTCTTCAAGTTCGACTGGTGCGATGTACCTGTCTGCTGGAGACCATATATACATAGCGTCAGACTTGGAAGTTGGAGGTTCAGTTTCGGCTGACGTTGTTTCTGCCGAATCCAGAGTTAATGCTGGTGTGGGAGTATATGCTGGTATTAATGGAATGTATTCTCAAGGCCCAATAACTTCTTTGGTATTGGTACAATCACCACTTGGTGAATTTGGTATTATGGAGGCCACTTTGATGACTGATACTATTAATAGTAACATCTATAATACTCATGTGCATATTGGTAATAGAGGATTTCCAACCAGTAAACCTTTGACCGGTTTCTTCGGAGTTTAATTATGTCAACAGTTAATAATGCAACAGGGGTATATGCAACACTAGGTTATAGTTTTAGTGACCCGAATGGTTATGTGGAACCACTTTCAACTGATGCTGTTAATCATTTAGAAAAGCAACCTGCTTTTATTCAAACATGGCAAGCACAAGATATTGCAAATAATGCTGTGAGTGGTTATTTTCAAAATCCTGTATTAACTTATGTAAATACAATTCTTACAACCGCCAATACAATTGCGGCCAATATTGCTGTGTCCAATTGTGCGGCTTTAGCAACTGCGCAAACGGCGTGTAGAACTTTGTCTACGACATCGGTAGCTTTTAATGCTCACACTAATAGATTGTCTGGAATAACTCCGTTTAATGGTGAAGATGTAACCAACCCCTATTATGAAACAGCAATTTCTTTTGGAAAAACAGCACTATATATCACCAATCAAACGGATAACATAACCAATACATCACCTATCTTGGGTAGTTTTGGTAGTATTTTGATTGGACCGCAAATTAGTAATCAATCCAACACAATTTACCCATACATTGCTTTGATTGCCAATAGTATTAGTGGTGATCCTGAGGTTGGTCAAAACACATCATTAACAGCGGCACAAATTAACCAGATTGTATCGGACATATCAAATACCAACACTTTACTGTCATCTCAGAGAAGTGCAGACGTAGCATTTTATGGTAACTTAAAAACATTTTCCGACAAGTATAACACAGTAAGACAATTTTCAAGTATGGGCGAAACTCAAACTTATCTGTGTAACAACTTTATTGGCACCGACAAGTTAATTACACGAATTAATTCATAGGAAGCATCATAAATAATAAATGGCAACACTAACCAATCTTTATTCCGATTTAGACTTCACATTTAACCTTGTTCCTGGTTCGAAAGATGTTGCTCGAAGCTTTGATGACCAAGCGGTTATTCGTTCGGTTCGTAATCTTTTATTGACCAATTTCTATGAAAGACCGTTTCAACCAGATATTGGTGGAAATATCGACAAACTTTTATTTGAACCGGCCACCACTTTGACGGCCAGTTTAATTAAAACCGAAATTGAAAATGTTATAACAAATTATGAACCTAGAGTACAAATAGAAGATATTACGGTTACCGGTAATATTGATGAAAACTCATTTACGATTAATCTAACATTTTACATAGGAAATAATACCTTGCCAACATCGGTAAATATACTTCTTGAAAGGTCCAGATAATGGCATCTTCAAACAACAATATACAATTAACTGAATTAGATTTCAGTAATATCAAAAACAATTTTATTGCTTATTTGCAATCACAAGATGCCTTTAAAGATTATAACTTTCAAGGTTCTGCCATGTCTGTTCTTTTGGACATTTTGGCATATAATACACAATACAATGCTTATTATTTAAACATGGTAGCCAACGAGATGTTTTTGGATTCTGCCTTACAAAGAAGCTCGGTTGTTTCCCATGCAAAATTATTAAACTACACTCCAAAATCTTCTATTGCACCAACAGCATATATCAATGTTGCGTTTACTGGTGTTACATCTAGTTCTTTTACTTTGCCACGTTATAGTAATTTTATATCCGAATCAGTACAAGGCGTAAATTATAATTTTGTTTCTACTGACGCAACGACTGTTGCAACTTCTGGTGGTACTGCCAATTTTACCAATTTACAAATTAAACAAGGCATTCCAGCAGCATACACCTATACAGTCGATTCAACAATCAATCCAAAATATGTTTTTGAAATTCCTGATTCAAAAATTGATACAACATCAATTCAAGTTACTGTACAAGAAAATTCATCAAATAACTCTTATACAACTTATCAACCTGCCGGTAGTTTTTTAACTTTAACACCAACTGACCAAGTATACTTCTTGCAAGAATCACTAAATGGCAATTATCAAATTAGTTTTGGTGATGGTGTATTGGGTTATGAATTACAAGACGGAAATATTGTTGTGGTGACCTACATTTCAACTGATGGTACGTTGGCTACAGGTGCGAATAGTTTTGTTTTGATGGATAATATTGGAGGATTTACAAGTTCTTCTGTAACAGGAGTTATTCCTGCATCGCAAGGTGGCGACAAAGAGTCCATCGATTCAATTAAATTTCAAGCACCTAAAGCTTATGCAGCACAAAATCGTGCGGTAACTAAAGAAGATTATATTACTGCTATTCAGCAAAACAATTTAGGTTTTGCTTTTGATTCTGTTTCTGTATGGGGCGGACAAGAAAATGAATCGCCAGTTTTTGGCCAAGTGTTTATCTCCATGAAGCCAGAAGGTTCTTTTCTTTTAAATGATGCCCAAAAACAAAGCATTATTACTAATATTATAGACCCAATTAGTGTATTAACAGTAACTCCTACTATTGTAGATCCAGATTTTACTTTTATAAATGTTTCTGTTAATGTTGTTTACAACCCAAATAAAACAACAAAAACAGCGTTACAAATAGAAAATGGTGTAAAAGCAGCAATTGTAGCTTTTGCAAATACTTCCTTAAATACTTTTAATTCAACATTTAATGGATACGATTTATTGAATGCTGTTCAAAGTTATGACCCTTCAATTGTTAATAGTGAATATTCTTTAAAATTACAAAAAAGAGTACTTCCAAGTTTAACCGATTCATCAACATATAATTTATACTATAATACTCCATTGCAAAAAGGTGTTTTATTAAGCGGCGTTTCTAGTTCTCCTGGTCTACAATTTGTTAATCCAGCAAACACAGAAAACATTATTGATGGCGTATTTTATGAAGAAGTGCCAGCAACAACCTATGGTGTTGATACTATATCTGTATTGAATCCAGGATATGGTTATCAATCTGCACCAATTATTACTATTTTAGGTGATGGACAAGGTGCAACGGCTCATGCGGAAATTGCTGGCGGAACAATACAAAAAATTGTTGTAGATACTTCAGGTAACAATTATACTACTGCTATTGCAACAATCACTCCAGTCAACGGCGACACAACAGGTCAATTAGGTGCAGTTGTTGTTAACCTACAAGGACGTTTTGGTACATTAAGAACATATTATAATAATGTCACAAATGTTAAAACTGTACTTAATAATAATGCAGGAACAATTGATTATTCAAAAGGTATTATTTCGTTAGTATCTCTTGCGCCAGTTGATGTTAACAATGATTTAGGTGAACTTTCTGTTGATGCGACACCAGTATCGTCTTTAATATCTTCTTCGTACAATACCATTTTAACATTGGATAGCAGTAGTCCTACAGCAATTACCGTAAATGTTATTGCTCAAAGTTAATAAATGATTCCAAATAATCAAAAAACATCTTTATTAATACCTCAACAATTACCCGCATTTATTCGGGAAGATTCGTCATACGCCAACTTTCTTGCTTTCTTAGAAGCATACTATGAATGGTTGGAACAAACCAATAATGTTACAGACCGTTCAAAAAATATATTAAATTATGCTGATATTGATAACACAACAGAAGAATTTATTAATTATTTTACTGAAGAATATCTTTCATATTTTCCTCAAGAAATACTTGCAAATAAACCTGCAGTTATTAAAATAGCAAAACAGTTATACCAATCAAAAGGAACTACTGCATCATACAAATTTCTTTTTAGAATTCTTTTTAATTCTGATGTTGATTTCTTTTTCACAAAAGACGCTGTATTAAAAGCATCTTCTGGTGTTTGGTATGTGGCTAAAAATCTTAATGTTGATACCTCAGACCAAAACTGGTTATTACTTAATAATTTACCGTCAGGCAGTCTAAGGGTGTTTGGAGAAACAACCAAATCATTTGCAACAATTGAAAATGTAATATTTACTGGCACAAAAATGCAAGTTTATATTTCTAATCCAGTAAGACAATTTAGTTCTGGTGAATTTGTTCGTGTTGTAGATTCAAATAATAAAGATTATATTATTAATATAAATGGGGCAAATTACATACTTAGAGGTCCAATTGTTGGCCAAGTTAACCAAATAATTATTGATCCAAACAACCAAGGATTATTATATCAACCTGGAGATCCTTTAGTTTTTTATGGCGGGTTAGATCCAGGATCAACTGATAGTGCTGCAGCAGAAGTTGCTACAACATCAAAAGGTTCATTTGCTTCTATCGGTCTTGTTAACGGTGGTTATGGTTACAGATTTAGTCCTAATACAGTAATTACCGTAAATGCAGATGCTCAAGTATTACCTAATGCAGTAGTTGGAACTGTTAATGCGGATCCAAGCCAACAAGCAAATGTATATTTTGTGCCAACAGATATTATTGCTACTGTAGCTAATTCATATATTGGAAATACTGCGGCAGGTTTTGGACCTCCACCATTAGGAAATAGTGTTTATAATTTTTCTATTAATCAAAGTGCTAACGCAAATACAACTCTAGCTAATGCATTTAGCTTTATAGAATTTACCACTTTTCCTATATCTTCGGTTTTATTAACATCTTCAGGTACAGGAATTTCAACTGTAAGAGAAATTTTTGCTTCGTCATATTATCCAGTTCAAAGTGGCGGCCAAGGAAATTTGGCCAATTTAGGTATTCTTGCACCTATTCAAATTCAAAGTGGTGGCCAAGGGTATCGTGCAAATGACCAAATTGTATTTACTGGTGGATCCGGTTACGGAGCTCTTGCAAACGTAGCTTCAGTTAATATTGCAAACGGAAATACAATCACTTCGATAACTTATGTCAGAACGACACCACAAAAGTTTGCTTTAGGTGGAATGGGTTATCAATATAGTCTACCATCAATATCAGTTAATTCTGCAAATGCTAGTGCGAGTGGAGCTGTTTTGTATGTTCCTAGTGTATTAGGTGTTGGTGCGTCATTTTCGGCTCAAGGTGATAGACTTGGTGGAATTACATCAGTTACTATTACGGATCCTGGACAAGATTATAGTTCAACACCAAATATTTCATTGGCGGTACAAGACCTTTCAGTAGTTGTACCATCTACACTATTTTTACCAAATAAAGGTGATATTTTATTTCAAGGATCCAGTTTTGCGGCCGCTACTTATACGGCAACAGTAGATTCTTATTCCATTTTGTCCTTTAGTGGTAATTCTTCTCAAATAATTTACAATGTTCGAGTTTATAATTACTCGTCTAAACCAATTTATGATTTGCCTTTAAAATTAAATTCAAACAATCAACAATTTATAACACTAACAAATTCATATAATACAATTAATACTGCTAGTAGATATGATTCTGGTGGTGTTTTAACATACGGTGATGGTACTGCTAAAGCTACCGCAGTTTTTGTAAACGGTTTAAATAGTAGTTCTGGCCAATATTTAAATACTCAAGGTCAACCAAGCGGATTTTCAGTTTTACAAAATCAAGAATATAATAATTTTACTTACCAACTTACGTCAGGTGTAGAAATTGCCAAGTATCGTAAAGTACTATTGGATTTATTACATCCAACAGGTTTAAAAGTTCTTGGAAGATATACAATTGAATCGTTGGCCGAAACTGATTTTTCAACTTCTACTGGTTTTCATGAAGGATTCCCGTTGGCCTATTATACTGGTGCGCCATCGTTTGCCACAATGGTTGCAAACACTAGCTATCCAAGTACCAATACCGTTGCTTTCACCTTTTTATATGGTGCAAACTTACAACAAATTCTGGCAGTTGGCAACGAACTTTTAATGACCACCGCCAACGGTTTTGCAATTCAGTCTGAAATTGAATCGGTTAATGTGAGTTCTAATACAGTTACTTTGGTGGATCATTCTTGGTTATCATTTGCGAATGTTGCTTATGTAACCGCAAATGCTGGAAGTAATCGAATAAATATATCATCATTGACTGGTTCTTACAATATTGTAAATAATGGTACTTATAGTAATCCGACACAACCATTAAGGGATATTGTATTTACTGGTGATACTGTTGTAATTTCAAACAATTCAGTTAGAACAGTATCCAATGTTGATTACCAGAATAATGTTGTTTATTTGACCAGTAATTTGTCGGCATACGCAAATTCTGGTTCGTTAATGACGGTCAATCGAACATTTGTTACAAGTAATGTCTATGATTTTGGTGCAGTAGGAGTTCAATATTTCCCTGTAATTACTACTGAAGATGGAAATATAATTATAACGGAGAATGGTTTAGAAATTCTATTAGGTTAAAAAAATGTCAACAATAAAAATATCGCAATTACCTCTGGTAACAACTTTTACCGCAAATACTCAAAATACCGTTTTTGTGGGTGTAGATTTGGACGCAGACTTGACAGGTCAATTTACTGCTCAGGCAATTGCTAGAAACTTATATTTAAATAATACTCTTATTGTTGGAAATAATGTTGTACAATTTGATAATGTTATAGGCCAATTTTCAGGTAGTAGTCCAACATATTTACAAATCAATAATCAAAACTTTAATGCCAATGGTTCAGCAGATTATGTAGCATCTACTAGCGATTCTGACAACACCTTTGGTTTTGTTGACATGGGTATCGAAAGTGCAAGTTATAACGGTGTTGCTGCTGGTTATCCAGCATTTAAACCATATGATGGTTACCTTTACATGGTGGGTAAAACAACTACTAGTCCAACAGGTAATTTGATTATTGGTACACAAAATAAAGCAAATACTGTATTCATTAATGGCGGTGTTACTAATCAAGACATTGTTGCTTTAATGACTGCCAACGGATTGGTATTAAACACTCAATCCTACATTACTTTTGCTGATGGTACAAGACAAATTACTAATGCAGCAAGTTTTAATTATACAACCACAGCATCAGCAGTAGCAAACAATGCTTCAGCAAATTCAATAGTATTACAAGCTGGTCTTAATGCCACCAATACTAATGTAGCAATTGCTTTGGCTGGTGTTGCAGCAGCTAATGCCAATATTTCAGGTGGTGTTGCTGCAGTTAATGCTAATATTGCTTTTTTAAATGCTGTCAATTTAACTCAAAACGACAATATTCAAACGGCAACAACTTTATCACAGTATGCGCTTGGCGTACAAACAACTCAAAATACTCGAATTCAAACTGCTCAAAACCAAGCTAACGTTGCTGGTATTGTTGCTAATACTACTGCCGTAGTGGCCAATAACGCATTAGCCAATACCACAGGTACTTTTGGTGGCACTTTAAATATTTCAAATAACTTAGCAGTCAATGGCACCGCTGTTCTAGCCAATTCAAACTTCTCATCAACAGAAGCTGCCTTTAGAATCACAGCATCAGGAAGTTCACAAACACCAACACAAGCCGGCACACTAATGCAATTGACTGGCAAATCAAACGTTCCTGCTAGGGTGTTGATTGATTCTGTTGGTACATCAAATACAGCATATTCTCTTATTGCTGGTAGAACTGCCAGGGGTACAGTAGGTGCACCAACAGCAACACAGAACAATGATATTCTGTTGCGTATTGCTGGTAACTCTTATGGTGATACAGGATATGCACCATTTGGTGATGCAAGAATTGATTTTGTGGCTACTGAAAATCGTTCTGACACAAATCGTGGTTCTAGAATAAGATTCTGGAATACACCAACGGGTTCAAATGTTGTTAATGAAATTGCTTCATTTAATGGTGATTCTGTATCATTCACCGGTACTGTGGCACCAACAAAAGGATTCATTTATACACCAAATATTTACCCAAGTTCACAAACAGCAATTACAATTGACTTTGCAAATAACTCAGTTGTTCGTGCTCAGACTTCAGCCGGTTTGGTTGTAACGCTATCAAGTTTTGTTGCAGGTAAAGTAGTTGAGGCTTGGATTACTAATACTGCTGGCAATGGACAAACATTTACTCACGGATGTTCTGCAATTAATTCAACCATTAATTCAACAACATATAGTATTCCAGCAACATCAAGTATTTTTGTAAAATACTGGTGTATGGATGGAACATTAGCAAATACTTTTGTAGCTATTACACACGCATAAATAAATTATGGCATATAAAAATATATTAACTTACAATGCAAGAGTTTCTCAGGTAGAGCAAACTTACTATTCACCCACTGCGGTATTACCTGTTACTGGTTTGCCAATTAGTTCAATTTACGTTTTTCTTTCTCGTATTGAACCATGGGCAAATGATTTAAATCCTGATACACCACTACAAACTCAACAATATATTAAACAAGTTTTTAGAAATATGTTTGTTGCAAAAATAGTTAATCAAAATAATATTTCGCCAGTAATAGAAAGACATGATTGGTTATCCGGCACAACATATAATTATTACAAAGATGATATTGATATGTTTCAAGTGGATCAAAATGGTTTTAATGTTATAAATTATTATGTTCGTAATAGTTTTGACCAAGTATTTAAATGTTTGTGGAATAACCTTGGCACACCATCAACAGTAGAACCTTATTTTCAACCAGGAAACTATGGTTTAAATAACATATTCAAAGGTTCTGATGGTTACAAATGGAAATATATGTACACCATCGATGTTGGTATTAAAAAAACATTTATGGATGCAACTTGGATACCTGTGCCAGTAGGACAAAACACACCAAACCCAATTCAAAATGCAGCAGGTTCTGGTGACATAGAAGTAATTAATGTTACCAACGGCGGTTCTGGATATGATACAGCAAACGGTGCAATTACAGTAACTATTACTGGTGATGGTACAGGCGCTCAAGGATTGGCGTTAGCAAATGTGGCCGGATCAATTACTGACATAGTTGTACTAAACGCAGGAACAAATTATAGTTATGCGACAGTGACCATTTCATCAGCTATTGGTTCTGGTGCAACGGCCGAGGCGCAAGTAAGTCCAATTGGTGGCCACGGATTTGATCCCATAGCTGAATTGGGTGTCAAGGCTGCAATGATTACTGCCGAATTTGATGGTTCAGAGGCTGGAAATATTCCAACCGATGTAACCTATTATCAAAGTGGGATTTTAATTAATCCGACATCTTTGCAAAGCTACCCTTATCCTGCTAACGGACAAATTTACTCTACTAGCACCGATTTAGTTGTATCAACAGGCTTTGGTGCATTTGTAAGTGGTGAAACTGTGTATCAAGGTAGTGAAACAAATCCAACATTTAGTGCAACTATGTTAAGTTTTGATTCTATAACCAATGTGGTTAGGCTGATAAATATAACGGGAACACCAAGTATTAATCTACCAATTTTTGGTACCACATCACAAACAGCTCGAACTATTTTAACTTACAATACTCCAAACTTTGTACCATTTTCTGGTTATTTGGCGCAAATACAAAACAGAAGTGGTACTCAAAGAAGTTCGGATGGAATAGAACAATTTAGATTTGTATTAGGATACTAAAGGAATAAAATGTCTTTAAATTTTAACGTTGATCCGTATTATGATGATTTTGATCCTGCAAAGAATTACCATCGTATTCTTTTTAAGCCTGGCTTTGCCGTTCAAGCTCGTGAATTAACACAAACTCAATCTATTCTTCAAAATCAAATTTCTAATTTTGCTGACAATATTTTTAAGCAAAATACTCCTATTACTGGCGGCCAGATAACCACCAATTTAAATTGTTTTTATGTTAAATTACAAACAACTTTTAATAATGTAACTATCAGTCCAATAACTTTTGTTGGAAAATCAGTTCAAGATATTACTGGTACTGTTAAAGCTCGTATTATTGCTGCAGCTTCTGCCAGCGGGTCAGGTGCTGGCGGAGATCCTCCTACAATAATTCTAACCTATACATCTGGCGTACAATTTACTAATGGTGACATAGTATATGATGCAACAACTTTGCAACCAATTTGTCAAGCTATCACTTCTGCTTCTACCGGTTCAAGTTCTGTTGCTTCTGTTTCTCAGGGTGTTTTTTATATTTCTTCCAATTATACCGCACCATCGGGTGAAGTAATTACTAAAGGCACTTTTGTACAGGTTAATCCACAATCTGTTATTTTAAACAAATATGATAGTATTCCAAATTTAAGAGTTGGTTTAGACATTGTAGAATCAATTACAACTTATTTAAATGATTCTTCTTTGTTAGATCCGGCTATTGGTGCTTCGAATTATCAAGCGCCTGGTGCAGACCGTTATAAAATTGATTTAGTATTAGAAACAAGGCCATTATTATTAGGTAACGATGATTCATTCATTGAATTGATTCGTGTAATTAATGGTGAGGTGCAAACAATTGTAAACGGAACAGTTTATAATGTTATTGATGATTATTTTGCAAAGCGTGATTATGAGACCAATGGTGATTATATTGTTAATGATTTTAAATTAACTCCAAAAGCAAACACCGCAGACGCTTCAAATAATAGTTATATTATGAGTGTTGGTAAAGGTATTGCTTATGTTCACGGTTATCGTATTGAAAATCAAGCACCTATTGATTTAACAACAATGCGTTCCAGAACCACCGTAGCACAAAATAATAATCCAACATATATGTCTTATGGTAATTATTTTTATGTTGATACAGTTCGTGGTGCAAACGGACAATTCTTTGATACAACCACATATTCAAACGTAGATTTTCATTGTGTGTCTGTTGCAAATGTAAGTGTTGCAACTTCTAGTTCTTATTCTTCAACTGTTGTTGCAACAGGATATATTCGTGGATTAGAATTTGACAAGGTTAATGGCACAGATGCAAATTCTTATGTGTATCGTTTATATGTTGACAGTTTACAAGCAAATAGTATTAGTGCTAATGTAACAACTGCAACACCTAATACTGTAACTTTTCCATCTTATTTTTCCACATCAAATACTGCCTATCCAGGTATGACCATTAGCATTTTTAATGGTAGAAATGCTGGTGATAGCCGAACAATTGTTGCTTATAACGGCGTATCAAAAGTTGCAACAATTAATCAAAATTGGACTACAACTCCCGACACAACATCACAATATACATTAAATTTTGATATTAAATATGCAAATACCGTGGTGTTTGCAAATAAATCGTCCTTCCCCGCACAAATATATTCTACTGCTATTATTGACGAATCAAGCAAAGCAAATGGTGTTCCATCAGGATTAACAACATTACAAAATCCAACATATCCAGAATTAATTTTCCCTGTTGGAAGTCCTTATGTTGCCAACTTAACAAGCACAACATATACCACCCAACAGTTGTGGAGAAATGTTGGTTTCACTTCTACTGGTGTTGGTTCTACGGTTTCAACAGCGTTACAGTATACTGGCGACTATTCAAATGTTATTCGTCACATTGGTACTGGTGGATCAACACTCTCATCTTCTTTAGTTAGACAAAATTTTGTTATTGTTGTTACTGCTATTGGTGGAGGTTGTACATTAAATGTAGGAGAAATTGTTCCTTGGACAACAGCAGGAAGAACAGTAGTTTTAAGTGCAGACGCTTCAACTGCAACACTACAAGCATCAGATGTCGGTGGTACATTTACAGCAACTATTCTTGCTACTGTCTATGCAGTCAATGCTGACAATACCGCTCACTTGTTACGAAATAAAACATTAATAGCAGGAAACACATCTGTTATTAATTCTAGTAATACTCAAGTAGCAACATATACATTTGTTGATAATACGGCCACAACATCAAAAGGTCAAGTTTATATACAAAATGCCGGAATAGTAAATCCAGGAATTTCACAAAGTTTATATTTATCAGATGTTAAAAATATTGTTCGTGTTATTGATACTGGCAGCGTAGGTACTTTACCAACTGCTTCTATGTTGATTGCAGGTTCTTCATATGATATAACTAGTAGATTTAATTTTGATAACGGTCAAAGAGATGGATTCTATGACCACGCTTCAATTACATTAAAACCTGGATACCCTAAACCTTCTGGTAATATGCTAGTTGTTTTGAACTACTATCAACATACTGGTGGAGATGGTTATTTTAGTGTACAATCTTATTTGAATGAAGTTTATCAACAAATTCCACAATATACTAGTAAAGCCGGTATAGTATATGCACTTAGAGATAGTTTGGATTTTAGACCAGCAAGATTGAATGCTCAAACTTTATTTACTTTCCGCTATTCAAATACTGGTGATACAACAAAGTATGGAGTATTTTTGCCGTATGATATGTCTACTTTTACAGGTTATTATAATTATTATTTGGGTAGAAAAGATAAATTAGTTTTAACAAAAGATAAGAGTTTTAAAATTATTGAAGGAACTTCATCTTTAACTCCTTTATATCCTGCTCAGCCTGATGGTTCACTTGTAATAGCAAATTTATCTTTGGATCCATATACTGGTTATTTGCCAACAGAAGCACCTTCTGGATTTATGCCAAATTTATCCATCGAAAAAGTTAAACACCAACGATATACAATGCAAGATATTGCTGGTTTGGAAAATCGCATTAATAATGTTGAATATTACACATCTTTAAGCCAATTAGAACAAACTGCAACTTCTCAGCAAATTTCTGATGCTTATGGATTAAATCGATTTAAGAACGGTATTATTGTTGATGACTTCTCTAGTTACGCAACTGCCGATACTTTAAGTCAGGATTATTCTGCTACCATTAATCGCCGTGAAAGAAGAATGACGGCATCACAAAGTGTTAAAAATTATCCATTAAAATCTTCAGCTTTAGCTTACAACATGGGATTGCCTTCTTCAGCAACCTCAAGTGCATTAGGTTATAATATTAGTTATGATGGTTATGTAAATTATTTTACTTTACCTTTCACAACAGCAAATGTGTTTAGCCAAAAATTGGCTTCTAGAACAACCAATGTTAATCCTTTTGCTTATGTAACGAGTGAAGGCGTGTTATCTTTATCTCCAAATATGGATAATTGGGTTGATACAAATTATTCTCCAGCATTATTAATTACCAATCCAGATTTACAAGTGTTTCAAGCTAGCGAAAATATTAGCGTGTTATCTTCTGGTGACTGGAAAACAATTTCAGGAACAACAACTAGTGCAACAACTTTTACCGAAGGCCATGGAATCAATCCAAGTCCGTTTGGTCGGGTTGGTTTTTCAACTACATCAAGTGTGACGACTTTGCAACAAGCAAAATCAGACATTCTTGGTCCGTATGATAGAATTGGTAGTACATATGCATTAAATAACGGATATATTACTGACATTTCTGTTTTGCCATATATTAGGCCACAACAAGTTGTTGTTCGTGCTGGAAGCTTATTGACAAATTCTCCAATTACGGCATATTTTGATAACACAAGTATTATAAATTATATTCGTAAACCAAATATTATTGAATTAACAAATGTTGTTGGTGCATTTAAACAAGACGATGTATTAGGTTATTATTTAAGTGGTATATTCACTCCAACCGCAAGAGTTGTTGGGGTATACAATTATGCCAATACAAGTAACACAAGACTATATGTTGCGGCTGATCCTTCTTCTATTACATATAATAATTCTTTATCTTTAGTAAATGGTTTTTTTGACGTAAACGGAATTTACCAAGGTAATACAGCATCAGGTACAATAGCCTCAACCAAACATTTTGGCGGTAGAATCTTAAACGCCAACACGACAACATCAATTCAATTGTCTAAATTGGCCGCAACAACAGATGGTTACTATACCGGCAACACAATTTACATTTGTGCTGGTACAGGTAAAAATCAATCTGCAACAATTTCTAATTATTATGGTGCAAACCAAGTTGCTGTGTTGGCTTCTTCTATTACTAGTGCTAATGGCGACATTTATTCGATTGGAAGCATTTCAACTGATGAAACCGGATCTTTCTATGGTATCTTTAATTTACCAGACAGTACTTTCCGTACTGGCGAAAGAGTATTACGAGTAGACAATAGTACTGGAGGCAATCAAACTTCAGCAACAACATATGCAGAAGCAACTTACTACGCTGAAGGTTTACAAACAACTCAACAACGTGTAGATTTTGGTGCTTCTCCTGCAGGTGCCAAAGGTACATTTACTCAAACATCACAACAACAATTAACATCGGTTTCAACATCTATAAGTCCTTGGGATCCAGTTGCACAATCATTTATTGTATCTAAGAGAAATTATCCAAATGGTTTCTTCTTAAATTCCATTAAATTGTTCTTTAGGTCTAAACCTACCACAGAAAATATTCCTGTATCATTGTATATTGTTGGTACTTTAAACGGTTATCCTAATGGCGACATTTTGGATCACTCTATTGTTAGTCTGACACCAGATATGGTGAATACTTCTGAAACTCCACAGTACTTAGATGGCACAACTGCAACGGTATTCCAATTTTCTGTACCAGTTTATATTCAATCTGATGTATTGTATGCGTTTATTGTAAAGACGGACAGTAACCAATACACAGTATGGACTGCTGCTAACGGAGATACTGCTATAGGTTCTTCTGCCAAGAATTTACCAACTGATAATACACCTTCTGTTGTTACTAAAATTGGCGGTGCACCTTATGTTGGTGGTTTGTTCATATCTCAAAATTCTCAAACATGGAGCGTTGACCAAAACCAAGCTTTAATGATGGTTGCAGACCAATGTATATTTACAACAAGTGCAACACCACAAATTCCTTATGTGATACCAAGATTATCTCCACAAAGAGAATTAATTGAACAATCGGTTGATTATTATACAAATGCAAACACCGTTTCAAATACTTTGAATTCAATTTCAAATTCCACAACTTATGTTGACGCATTTAATATTACAACAACTGATTTTACTCCTACAACAACACAAATTTCATATAATTATGTTGCTACTTTAGCAAGCGGTTCAAGTGCTGGTAACAAAAATATTACACCTGGAAAATACGGTACTGCAACGGCAGATGACATTTATTTGGATGACGGTAATGGAGAACGAGTAATTTTACCATATTCGAATAACTCATTTATATTAAATGCAACACTATCCTCTACTGATTCTTTTGTTAGTCCAGTAATTTCTGATGCTGGTTTAAGTGCTTATGCAATTAATTGGAACATCAATAATTGCTCAATATCAAACAATTTAATTCAATTGGCCTCTGGTGGAACAGGTTACAGTAATAACGCAAACCTTTCTGTAACAATATCTGCTCCAACAGGAGTTGGTGGTTCTCCTGCAATTGCTGAAGCTAACGTAGAGAATGGAGTTATTAAATCAATCTATATCACCAACGGTGGTTCAGGTTATTTGGAAACACCAACAATTACAATTATTGACGCCAATACCACTCCAGGTACTGGTGCTTCCGCCAACGTAATTGGTGAAACTTCTCAAGTTGGTGGTCCTGCTCTTGCTAAATATGTAACAAGACCAATTCAATTGGCACAAGGTAACGATTCTGGTGATATTAATGTATACTTAACTGCTTACAGGCCACCAAATACCGATATTAATGTTTATTACAAAATATTAAATCGTAATGATACTCAAGGCCTTAATAATAGTTCTTGGCAGTTAATGACAAAAATTAATAACAGCAATACACAATTTTCATTAACTAGAACAGATACTTATGAATATGCTTTTGCTCCTGGAACAGCAGGTGTTGATGTAGGTTATGTAAGTTATGTAAGTTCAACAACTGGCCAAACATACACAACATTTAGTCAGTTTGCAATTAAAATTGTTTTAACAACAACCGATAATACTTTTGTTCCATATGTAACAGATATGCGAGCTCTTGCTTTACCATCTAACGTAAACACAACATTCTAATATGATAGTTCAAATACCAGGCACCAGTTTAGTTCGTGATACAACAACAATGGCTTTAATTAATCAAGACCAAAATGGTTTAAACGAATATATGAAAAAAAGAAAGCTTTTGGAAAGTCAAAAAAACGAAATAAATAGTATGAAATCAGATATTTCTGAACTTAAAGGTGATATGCAAGAAATCAAACAATTAATTTTAAAATTAATGGAAAAGTCAAATGGCAGCTAATACAATTCCAACACTTAGTTATGCCAATACCTTTGGCGATTGGGTGGTTGCAACAAATTTCTTGATTAATCAAAACAATCAAGCTTCAACTAATAGTTTTACAAAAGCGGCCGGTACATATTATTTCAATGATCCATCATTAGGTTTATCTGTTGCAAATAATGCAATTATTGGCGGTGGACTTCAAGTTGTCGGCTCAGGATCTTTTGTAACAGTTCAAAACGGATTAACCGCTGGACAAGGCACATTTTCAAATACAGGAACTTCATTAACTGTAACTGGTTCTTCCGTATTCTCAAATACCATGTTTGCAAATGGAAATACTGGACTTGCTGTAGCCAATAGTGCCACAGTAGGAACAAATTTCACAGTAGGTGGTGCAACTTCTTTAAATACTCTATCTGTTTCAAATGGTGCATCGTTTTTAGGAACTACAGCCTTTAATGGTAGTTTAATTGTTGGTGGTGCTACCGCCTATAATTATAATACTGGCCAATGGAATATTAGTATCACGGGAACCTCAGGTAACGCAAATACTGTAACTAATGGTATTTACAGCAATTTATACTATTCCGATCCAACTTGGATTACTGGAATTGCAAATACTAAAATTCTTGGGTTTATAACAGGCAGTCAAATTGCTCCAGGTTCAATAACAAGTAGTCAAATTGCAGGTGGCGCAATTGTTGGAACAATTACTGGAACCGCTAACCAAGTTATTGCAAATAATAGTACAGGAAACATATTATTATCTACTCCACAAAATATTGGTACTGGTGCAAATTTTCAAATTAATTCTCTTGGAGTTGGCACAGCAGGTTCAGGTACGGCTGGCGAAATTCGTGCAGTTAATAACATTACCGCATACTACTCAGACGACAGACTAAAAACTCGTTTAGGTAATATTGAAGGTGCTCTAGATAAAGTAATGAGTTTGAATGGGTTTCATTATGAAGCTAACGAAACCGCACAAGCGTTAGGTTATGATGTTAAATCAGAAGTTGGCCTTTCCGCACAAGAGGTACAAGCAGTATTGCCTGAGGTGGTCGTACCTGCTCCAATTGATGAGAAGTATTTGACAATTCATTATGAAAGAATTATACCACTTTTGATTGAGGCGATAAAAGAACTCAAGGCCGAAGTAAATAGTCTTAAAAAATAAAAATTCGAATTTTTGCGTTCCGGCCCCAGAATTCTCCGGACGCTATCCTAGAGTTGGAAAAGCGAATTTACTTTTAAGGTGAGGTAGGTATTGACATAAATATCCAATAAGAATAATGACTTCAGGAATTTTAAATGCCAGCTGCCTATCAAAATCTCTACATAGAACAAGGAACCTCATTCAGTACCACAATTACCTTAGATGATGTCTATGGTGATATCTATGACTTGACTGGATATACAGCAAATAGTCAAATTCGTAAGTCTTATTATTCATCCAATGCTACAGCAGCATTTCTTGCAATTGTTAATGCCAATACAGGCACAGTTTCATTGTCCATGAGTACTCCTACAACAGCCAACATAGCAGCCGGACGTTATGTTTACGATACAATCATTAAGACACCTTCTGGTGATGCCACCAGAATCTTAGAAGGTGTTGTTGATGTATCTCCATCAGTTACGAGGTAATAATGGCACTTGGTAATATAAAAGTCACAGTAGGAACTCCTACAAATCCAAGAGCAACCTCTATCACCTACGGAAGTAGAACTTTAAAGAGCGCTACTGATTTAAGTCTAGCAGGTGCAGGCCAAGGTTTTGCAATTGTTTATGAAGCTAATACAAATAGCTTTGTAACTTCAAATGTTATTGCTATTGCTGAAAATGCTATCGTTGCAAGTTTGGCATTGATTGACGGAGGTACATTTTAATGGCAAATACTTCAATTATACAATTAAAAAGAAGTAATACGGTATTTTCTATGCCAGCAGCCAATACTTTGGCTCCTGGTGAATTGGCAGTAAACTTAACTGATGGTCGTTTATTTTTACAGTTACAAAATGGTCATGTAGTTGATATTTCTTCTACGCCAGCTGGCAAAACTTATTATGTTTCAACAACAGGTAATGACCAGTTCGATGGTACGACTCCAGGTGCATCAAAAGCAACCATTCGTGCAGCAGTAGCTGCAGCAGTACCAGGAGATACAGTTTTTATTCATAGCGGTTTATACACCGAAATTACTCCTATTATTGTTCCACAACAAGTACAGATTTGTGGTGCAGGAGAAAGAAATACTATTATTAAGCCGATTGATTCAACAAAAGATATTTTTTGGATGAACAACAATGGTTATGTAACTGGTGTAAAATTTATTGACTACTCAGGTTCGGCAATTTCATTTCCAGCTCCAATAGTTGAAACTGGTACAGTACAAAGTGGTACTGCAACTACTGTTCGATTGGATGCATCTGCATCTTCTTATGATGATTATTATACTAGTATGAATATTACCATCACAGCAGGTGCCGGAGCAAATCAAACTAAAACAATTACTGCTTATGATGGCAACACAAAAATTGCTACGTTAAGCACTAGTTTTATTAATTTTCCTGATAGCAGTTCTTCTTACAATCTTTTTATTCCATTGAGAACTTCACCAGCTACTAGCAATACAAGATATACAACTTATATTACTGGAAGTCCATACATTTATAATTGTTCTTCTATTACTACTCTTGGTGGAACAGGATTAAAAATTGATGGATCAAGAGCTACTGGTAATAAGAGTATGATTTCTGCACAATATACTCAAGTAAATAATAATGGTACTGGTGTACATATTTTAAATGATGGTTACTCACAATTAGTTTCTATCTATGGTATCTTCTGTGACACTTCTTTCTTAGCGGAAACTGGTGGTTCGGCTTCAATGGGTAACTGTAACGTAAACTTTGGTAATCGTGGTCTTGTTGCTAATGGCAAAGGTGCTCTTGCTATGACTGCGGTGTTGGACGGCATTCAAGCTGCCAACAATAATACTTTTGATATTAAAAATATAGTTGCAAATACAGATTTTGTAACATCAACAGTTCCTTTTTCTACCATGGTTATGAAAATTGCTGGTGATGATCCGAGCACATATTATACCGTTAGTTCTGCAACTCCATTAGGTGCAAACGGAAATAGTACGGTTACATTTGCACTAAGTAATACATCAGTATTTGCTAACGGTACACAACTTAGTTTTTACCAACAAAGTCAATTAAGAGCATCAGCACAAACTTTTGAATTTGTTGGTGCCGGAACAACAATTAATGCACTACCAAGATTAGGTGGTGTTGCAAATTCAGCAAATCAAATTATTGTAATTGCAGAAGGTGCTGTTTACGCCACAGCAACAGATGAATCTGGTAATTTTATTGTAGGCGACTTAGTACTTAATCAATCTACAGCAACTATTGCTGGTAGAACATTTACAAAAAGTTTATTTGCAGAAATGACACCTTATATTTTAGCGCTCGAAGGATAAAAAATGGCAGCCATTCCATTAAATACATTTAAAACAGTAACTTTAGATTTAACAACCACTCCACAAACTGTATACACTTGTCCAATTAGTGTAACAACCGTGGTTCTATTGGCTCAAGTATCAAATATTAATGCTACAAGTTCAATTACAGCGTCAGCAAATTTTCTTAGAGGTCCGAATACAACATCAATTATTAAAAACACCATTATACCAATTAATGATGCGGGTACTTTGTTAACAGGAAAATTAATATTACAAACTGGAGATTCACTTTCAGCCAGTTGTAGCACAAATAATTCAGGACAATTAATTTTGTCATATCTAGAAACAGCAAATCAATAATAAAATATGACCAATAGATCCAGACTGGTTAGCGGTCGTGTACCCACAAGTAACTCTGCTAATGTTACATCAGACCGATATCAATTTTTAGATTTAAGTTCAGCAGAACCAAATCTAGGCGCAGCCAATACCGGAGATATATTAAGTTATAACTCTAATTATCCTGGTGGTCGTCAATGGATATCTGCCAATACATTAGTAGCTGGTAATACTCAACAAATATTTGATAAAGCCAACTCAGCCAATGTACTGGCACAAGCGGCTTATAACCAAGCAAATAGTGCGTCTGCTAATACAATAGTTTTGGCTGCCGTGGATGTGGCACAAAATGCCAATATATCTATTGCTTTGGCTGGTGTTCAAGCAGCCAATATCAACATTAGTTTCTTAACTGGTTTTAGCCAAAGTGCTTTCGACAAAGCCAATTCTGCAAACGCATTAGCACAGGCAGCATTCGACAAAGCAAATACTGCCGAAGGACTTATTGGTTTTGAAGCATTCAATAAAGCTAATGCGGCCAACGTACTTGCTCAAGCAGCATACGATAATTCCAATACTAAATTTAGTTCTTCTGGTGGTAATATTAATGGTGATGTCAACATCATCAACAATAAAAACTTATTTGTTACTGGAAACTTAACCGTACAAGGTAATTTAATTACCACAAACACTCAGTCATTCGAGGTTTCTGATCCATTGATCCTTTTGGGAACAGGAAATTATTTTAGTGACTTGAAAGATATTGGTTTCGTTTCACATTATAATGACGGTGTTAATGCTCATGCCGGTTTTGTTCGTGATTTTGGTACAAAAGAATGGTTTTTGTTTAAAGATTATATACCAGAACTTGGTGCAAATAACCAACTTAATATCACAGACCCATCGTTTAGAACGGCCAATTTAAATGCTGATATTATTAGAGCAAATTTGGTTGGTAAAACTGCTGTCGTTAATAATATTGAGTTAGGTGGATTTACACAAGCGGCCTACAACTTTGCTAACTCAGCCAATGTTTTGGCACAAGCGGCTTACAATGCTGCCAATGCGGCAGGTTCTTCAGCTTATGTACAAGGTG